ATGAGCAATAAATTACAGGAGAACCATAGGCAGAAACAGTATTACAAAGCTTTTTCATAGCAGTAGGATTAAAGGCATTTGCCGCAACCTTGTTGCGAGGAAGCATTTTCTTCCAAGTAGAAAGTAACATTTCTTGAATCATTTCAAAAATACGATCTACCATACCTTCATTAATTACTTCATATAGATCAGTAATACTTTCAATACCATCTAAATAACGTTCGAAGTCTACTGTACCAGCTCCGCCTAGTGCGAAGATGTGTAGATCAAAACGATCTCTATCTAGTCTGAAGGTTTCATAGTTACCAGATTCAGTAGCACGAGTAACAAATTGCTTACCGCGTTGTTTACCACGAGTTACATAGAATTCAGGACGACTACCTTGAGGCATACGAATAACTTCAGTAAACATATCTAAAGCAGAAGTTAGGCTTTGAGGAAGAACTTCGTCTAGATTTTGAGAAAGTAATTCAAATAAATCAATCTTATTACGATCAAATTTATAGCGATTTAAACGACCATTTTCATCGCAAAGTAATTTTCTTAATTCATCACGTAGAGCGGCTTCATAGTCATAATCAGAGGCTGCGAATTCAGCAGGAACTTTACGACCAAATACACCGTTCATTAAAACTTTTAAATTATCATTCATAAGTCCGCACCTCCTATTATAGACTTACAATCTGATACTTAACGCCTTTCTCGCCGTTAGGTACAGTGTAGTATTTTACAACTTTAGCATAAGTGCCACTTTGTGGTTTGCTAGCAGTAATTTTAGGGACTGGGGAACCAGCTACAGGTACTATATATAGAGGAGTAGTATCAATTGCTTCTAAAGCTGCATATAGCACATCGTCAGAAGTCTTATTGCCTGCAGCGGCAAATTCGGTAGTATCGTCATATTGTAAACAGTTAGTAGTTACTGTATCACCTAAACCAAAAATACCAACACGAGGATAGTCGCCAGCAATCTTGCGACCAAATTTCTTTAAACCATAATGGAAATTGTCATATTCTTTCTCAGCAGTATATACAATACCAATTGGCTTATCAGTAACAGCGGCAGGAGCATCAATAACACCCTTAGCCTTATCTGCAACAACCCACATACCGTTTTCGCAAACACCATAAGCACCTGTTACACTACTATCAGTAGTAAATTTAGCTCCAAGAGGAGTTTGAGAAACTACCATGCCAGTCTTAGGGAAAGCTACTTGATTTAGCTCAAGAGTGGCATATTCTTCTAATGGGAATCTTTTCATAATTATCTCCCTCCTAAATTATTTTTTACGATATTTTTTAATAAGTAAAGCGAATTGACTTTCTTCGGGTTCTGGTAATGATACTTTCTTCATCTCTTCGTCATTGCCAGCTAATTGCTTGTCAGCATAAGTAATCGCTAACTTGCTATTCAATTCATCATAAGAGAAGTCTTTTACCATATCTTTAATTGGGCTAATTTCTTCTTCATCAAGATATTTTTCATATTTTTTAATTAATTCCTTTTTTTGTTCTTCTTCATGAGAAGCTTTTTCAGCCGCGTAAGAATCAGCAATTTGTTGTAATTCATTATTTTTTACTTTAAAAGATTCAAGTTCTTCAGTTATAGAACTTTTTTCTTCTTCAAGTTCAGAAATACGGCTTTCAAACTTTTCTTTTAATTCTGTATAAGTTTTTTCTAATTCCGCGAATTTGACTTGTAGAGCTTCAAATTCAGAAGGTTCATCAGCACTCTCTTCTACTGATTCTTCTTCTGTTTTTTCTTCTTCTACTTTAGTTTCGACCTCTGTTGAAGCATTTTCAAATTTTTCATTTGCTTCTTCTTCTGTTTTCACTTCTTCAACTTCGGGAACGGATTCTTCAACAACCTTATTCTCTTCTTCCATTTGTTGCTCTCCTCCCTTATTGTTATTTTCAGCCTCTTCTACTTGTGCTCTTAAATTAAACAAAAGAGAAGAGAACTTCTCATATTGAGATTTATATGTATCATCATTTTTAGAAAAGAAATGAGATACTGAAAAGCAAGGTTCATGCGATCCGATTATACATAAACCAAGCATATCTCCTTTAGTATAAACATAATATTCTTCGCCATCAAAGTTAGCCCAATCTCCCTCAATTGTAGTTGGGTCTAATTCCATACTTTGATTTTGTCCAGTAATTTTTTTAGCTTCTTGATAATATTTACTAAATAATACTACTGAAAAAATAGCATAATCGCGAGTTATGCCATCGCTATCAGTATAAGGTTCCCATCCTTCAAAACGTTCTACATAGCCATATCCATTGGCTAAAGTAGGACCTGTATGAGAAGCCCATTCTTGTGTCTCTGGATCAAAAAAGCCTACTACTGGGGTATCCCCACGAGTTGCGGATTCAATTAAATGCATAGCATATTCATCTGTAATATAAGAACCATTACGATTTTTATATTTAGTAAATGCCGCAACTTTTAATCTACTTCCGTTACCTATTTCAGAATTATTAATAGAGATTTCTTGAACCGGAGAATCAATGATTATAGCATCAAAATAAATTGGTATTTTCTTATTCATAATAATTCTCCTTAACTCATTGCCGCAATATTAGCTTGAGTTTTTTCAGATTTCTATTCATCCGGAAGCTCTGGACGGCCCCCTGTATTATTTATGTTTTGACTCTATGAAGTACTACTACTTTTTTGTGCGGAAGAATTATTTTTTTCTTCGCTTGCTACCATACCGCCAGGAGTTGTATAAGTAGATTGCAATGGAACCATCTTTAAAGACATTTCTAAGAAATCATTTTCAAAATTCATTAAGCTTAATTGATTCATTTGCTTAATTCCCATAGCTACGCCCGCGAACATTTTTGAATATCCATACTACGCACTTTGGAAATATGAACTCTAAAGTTCTTTTCTATTAAATACAGTAATAGGCAAAATTTCAAAATCAAATGTTAAATTGGTTCTAGAAAATCTATGATTTAGATGAAACTTAATCCAGTTTTCATATACATTAAGATATGGTATCATAATTGTTTCATCTTTTTTAATAGCATAAGCCAGTGAAGAGCTCCCATCTGGATTGAATAAAATTTCACCGCGTCCTAGGGCATCCCAAGCATTACTTTTATATTTAACAATACGGTCTGCAGATTGCGTCGCGGCGGAACTCTGCTGAAGACTTTCAAGACTTGTTTCGCCTAAAGTGGTTAATACATCAACAGTATCTACTTCTTGTAGCATGTCAGCAACTGCCTGATGCATTACAGCAATTTCATCCAATGGGAATACTAATTCTCCATCACTATCAATAGGCATTCTTTGAATTAATAATTTATATAATTCATTTTCATCACGTTTTTCTTCGCGTTTTACAGCATCATCTAATTTTTTTAATGCTGGTAAGCTAGCAATTAATGGTGGAGTCTAGTCAGCAGAAAAGCTAAAACTAATGCCGCCATCGGCCGCGGATAATACAATCCAAGGGTCTATTATTTTTTTATTTTTTTGCCAAGCTTTCCAAGCAATCTAAACAGATTCGGGAAAAGCAAGTAAAGCTTCATTTAATAATTTCTAATCTGTAATATTATCAAAATAATGTAAATTAAATTCAAGAATATTTAAATTATTGAAATCTTTAAAACGCGAACGACAATATTTTATAGGTAAATCCTAAATAGTAACTCTATCACCATCGGTTCGTAAAATACCATAATACACCCCATTCTTTAACCATTCTGTCGTAATGCGGCAGAATGTAGTTGGAGCATCCAAATGATCTACAAAAGCACAAGCACTATAAAATGCTTTAGTAATTTGTGCTTTTGAACCTTTTCCTTCAGGATAAACTGGAATAATTACTGTTTCATAAAGAAACAAACGAGCGAGAAAATCAATATTATTTCTATAAATACTATTTGTTCTATAAAAATATCTAGATAATTCTCTTAATGCTTCTGGCTCCCCAGAACGAATTATTTCAAGAATTTCTTCTAAAGTAAAATCATGAGCTACCGGGTCCCCAGTTCTAAATCCCCAACGACGATATGCTCCATCATTTAATGGCATTCTGTGAATTGGTTTTATTTTAAAATCTTTTACATTATGTTTTCTTATAGGTTTTAAAGTTTCTTCCATATTTTCACCTCCTATTTCTAGGACTAAAGAAAGCAAATTGACTTATATCTTTTTTCTTTGATCTGCGTATAGCTTCATCTTCATAATATTTAACACGATATAATCCATATTCAAGAGCAGAAAAGCGGTCTTTTTCTATTGATCGTGATATGCGATCTACTTTAAACTAATTTTGTACCCCGGTAGGTTTTAATTTTAAATTATTAAGTTCGTCTATTAAACGAGAAGTCATTTCATACGGAAGTAAAAATATTCTACGGTCTATTGGAGACATACGCTATCCACGTTTAGTTTTTAATAATTTATCTTTTACAACTCTCTCATTAGCTAAAAAAGACACAGAGCCATTATTAATTTGAGAAAAGAAATTTGAATGAATAGAGTCATCATTCGATGAGCCTGCTTTTATGTCATAAATAATTGCATTAAATTCAGGCCATGGCTCTTCTCCTTCAGTTTTCTTTTCAGGAGGTAAATGATGATCATTATTAAAAGCAAAATACGCGGGAAACTATTCTCCGGTTTTGGCATCAAAAGAAGGTAAAACCATTGCGTCTAATAGGCCGATACCGGGACCATTGCCGTCAATTACTATTTCTTTTGGATTATATAATTGTATTAATTTTTTCAATCTAGGTGCTTGTTCTGTAATATAATTTGCTCCATGTATTACTTCAGTATAAACAACATTTTTTTTGAAGCCATTTGCATTGGGAATTACTTTTATAACCATGACCGCTGTATTAGCTGAATATCTGGCTACGTCAACCCCTATCAAATAGAAAGTCTTTGGATTAGAAGGATTCTATTGTGCTTTACGCTCACATTTTAATAATGTTCTTCTTTTAGATAATCGTTTGCTATCAAGCCAAGCGTCCTTTGCGTTTCCGGTCCAAATAGAAAGAGATTCGCGGGCAAAGGAGTCTTCGCTCATTGTGTTGGAATAACGCTAATCCATTAGTGTTGCTTTATCTATTAAGCCATAATGAAGAGGTACTTCATAAGATAACCCCCACACAAAATATTCTTTTGGCCGCAATACAGCATTGACCGCGCATTCGATTAATTTGCCATACATAAATACAGTTTTTTCACGAGCGGTCGTTATGAAAGTCTGTGAAGCAGAAGGCTCATCAGGGTTAAGAGTACCATCAACTTCACGACGAGCTACGTTCATTTGTGGTAATAAAACTTCATTATAATCTTCTTCTTCTATTGTGGCACATTCTTCTAGAATACCTGCTGTCGCACGCAAACCACGGCTAGTATCTTTTGAAACAACAGTAATCATACTGCCATTGCGGAATCTTAATTCATAATAATTACCGCTCTTTTTTTCACCCTGCTAGCCGCCGCTTTCTTTGGTCTATAATTCATTTTTAAGTAAGGGCCAATGCCGCCAAATTTCATTAAATTTAGCTTCTGCGATTTTAATAACTGTTCCTTTTACATCAGAAGAAATAAAGATATTAGAATTAGGTAAAAGTACAGCACGAACAACTGAACTTAAATAAGCAGTAAATGATTTAGAAGTCGCGCGGGTAGCAGTCCAATAGTGATAACGATAACGCATTGCCGCCCGCAAAGCAATTCTCTAATAGAAAAACAAATGAAAGTTTTTTCTATCATCACTTGCCTAAATAGCATCTAAAAATAAATCAGGATATAGTATCCATAAATTTAAATATTTTGTAAATAATTCCTAATTTGAGTCAAGAAACTGTTTTGTTAAAACAACTCCTTTTTCAATTGGTATTCCATCTAATAAAACAGTTTCCTCGTTCACATTAGTTCACCCGCCAGTTCATCATCGCCTTCATATTCAATATCAGAAGTATCATCATATTCATTTCGTTCATTTTCGATATTTTCTAAGCGTTCAGTAAGGTTATAATGTTCGCGGCGGTCTTCTACTTGTTCTGCGAAATTACCTTCATTAATCACAAGACGTTTTAAATAATTTTGTATATTTTCCATACAAAAATCTACACTATCTTGAGGCTCCATATTCCAATTTGGATGCCATCCTTTCTTTCCGTAATAAACCATGAGTTCTCCAACAGATTCAAAATCTGCCGCATTTTTTGCATTAGAAGCTTCAAATTTAGCTATCTTAATAATATTGTCGCGGGCGTCCATATCCTTTTTTATATCCGCCCCCTCTCTTAGCCCCTTGTTAATTCTTAACTAAATTTCGCAAAGATTTCGTGCGTAATTTTGGAGAATAGGCGTTGAAACATTTTGAGTCGCAACAATTTGATTATAATAATCTTCAAGCCATAGTAATTCTTCTTTAGTGTATGCGGCAGACCACTATTTTTTTAGGCGGCGCATTTTAGCTTCACTAATAGCTTCAATTTCATCATCAATTGTGCCCTCATTACGGGCCAGCCGCCATCGTTCATTTTCATCAGCCCACTATAATGCCTCATAATGTTCATCTAGAAGCAAATTAAAATAAGCACTTAAAGTATGGTCTTTGTGAGTAGCATAAAGCTGTGTCCACCTATTTAAATCAAAAGGAATATCAAGATAGCGACAAAGCCTATCAACTTCGCCTAAGTTATCTTGCTTAACCATTGTTTCAAGACAACTTGTACAAATCATTGAACGATGCCCAGGGAAAAATTGAGATGGAGTTCGCGCAAAATTAAATTCTGGCTTTTCTTGTTTACAGCGAATACATCGCCGATTCTTTGTTTCGTTTATCATGTATTGATTGCCCTCCTTTTTCAATACGGTGCTATTTTTCGCATTCCTTACAATTTGAAGAGAAGCCATCTTTGCGGCTGCGATTACGAACAAAAAAGATAGCATCTTTAGGTAAGAGGCGCCCGCATGTATGGCATCTTTTACATTCTGAACGAGGAGTATCAGCAATTAAACGATGTTTTTGCGCAGCTAAAGCAATTTTTTCAGGTATTTCTTTAGCCAATATAGTACATAAATGATTTTCATTGTAGCTTACGCCAAATAGCTTTTGTAAGTTTTCAACAATTTCGGCATAGGGCATTTTTTCAATTTTTTTATCAAGTATATATTCGCGCACTTCTGAAAAATTTGCCATTTTTCTATAACGTTCAAAATCAAATAGTAAGGTGTTGCCGTATGTATTAAGTTTTTCATGAACCTAGTCATATAGAGCATCATAGCAATTAATTAATGCTCGAATATGAAATGGATTTTCCCAATCAAAAGTGTGCTGACGCACGACCCATTTTACTTCAGTTTCTCCTTTTTCATTTATTCTTGTCTCATAATCATTTAGATTTTTTGAGATGGTGTGTAGGAGCGCGTTATCTACACGAGTTTGCCATTTATCAAGCGGCATCCAGTAAAAGGAATCGGAAGTCCAATCGTAAAATGCGGGCTTAGGGTGGTCAATTGCCTGGAAGTGTAAAGTTGGCTTATAGGAATCTTTTAAATAATATTGATGACGCCGCAAATCTATCAACCAATGTTTTAATTGATAAAGTCGATAGCTATCAGGTAGAATTGTGGTTTTTTCGTCCGGTGGTACTTTACCTTCATTTACGGCGACTACATGTTCTAAGTGATCAATCCATTCCCACATTTCCTACATGCCTGGAATATCGGAATCGCCTGGGTCGATCATTTCGCCGGTTTTCCTGTCATATTTTGGGCGAGAAATAGTCGGTTTTTTCTTTGTATAGTTCATACGTTGGCTCGCGGGACGAAGCTCTTGCTAATCAGTTAGTGGGTTTTCAAGAATTTCTTCTAGTGAAAGTAGCTTATCGTCTTTTTTCTTAAATGATGAATAGCGTTTTGTACCGTCTGTTGTTTCACCACGCTAAACTGCGTTTAAACCATTCTCATCTTTTCCGTATAGTATGTAGGACCCCATTTGTTCTAATTCTAATGCGGAAGGTTCTGTATCTAATGTATCTAATATATCTTTAACTGCTTGAACGCGATCTATGTCGCGGTCAATTGAATAATCTAATGAATATTTTCTTTTCATTATAAGCACCTCGGTTATGGGTTTTATAACCCTCTAGGTATATGTTAGCACATTTTTTTAAAAAAGTCAAGTTTTAGGATAAATTTTTGTTGAATTTTAAAAATTCCGATTGGTGGAAAATGAGCAGACCCCCATCTGTCAAAGGTCAAAGAAGGTCAAACAGCCTGAAATGTACCCGCCCCACTTCACCGCTTTACTGTATTAAAGTGCCACCGCAATACTTTACTACTTTACTGTATTAAAGTGCTGGAAATTTTTCCCTGTTAGTTATACCTAACTTTTTTTCAAAAAAATAAGGGGATGCAATCCCCTTAAAAATTCCATCTGTAAATTTTTTCCTGCCCTTCATTATCTATGGAAAAAATCATTTTTCCATTTTTTGTAATACTCGCGGGAGTGAAAAAATTTAGTCTTTTTCCATAGCGCTGATTTTTTGCTATTCTAAAAAATTGCATTGCCATTTTTCGCGCCTGTTTTAATGTTTCTGCCTTTTCAGAATTGCCATTGTTATAATCTACTGTATACATGTTTTTCTTTCCTTTCTATTCTTTTATTGGAAGGGAAAAGGGGAATTTTCCCCTTTTCCCTTTTTCGTGTTATTCTTCGTTGTATGGACACGCTTGCAAGAAAGCAATTTTCTTTTTGCTTGTTTTCCATTCTTGTAACATGACAATAACTTGACTTGTCATACTATCCATTTTTACATTCTTTTTGAAAAACTGGTATTTTCCTTTTTCGTTGTATGTGTCGAAGTATTCCATCAATTGACGCCATGAACAACGAATGCGGAAATAATCAGTTGACCATAAAATGAGTGAATCACGCTTGCTATATTCATCCACTATTTCAGTCATGGAAAAATATTTGAATGAGTGCAACCAATCACCCGCGCCTGTTTTCATTTCTTCCTGTTTTGTCCCAATATCAGAACGTCCTGATTTTCTTGCATGACATTCAGACCATTTACAGGCGAAAACGTGACCGTTTTCATAGTATCGTGTTAATCTTTCTTCTACCTCCGCAATTTTTCCATTTTTTCCATAGTCGGCAGGATTATATAAAAATGAAATAATTTGCGGAATGATAGGAAACGCGTCACGTTCAATTAACGTTTCGGGTTTAATTCCTACATGGTCGATGAATTTTCTTGCGGTTTCAAAATCCATTCTTTTTCCCGCCATGTATGCAAGCATTTTCCGCGCCATGTCTTTATTCAGTCTATCCATTGTTTTTTTCCCCTTTCGATTTAATTGAATGAATTATTGTTTGTCAATGTGCTTTTCTTCTCTTTTCCTTTTCTATGTGGTTTTCAATGTCCGCGCTTGCTTTGCCTTGCCTTGCAAGCAATGCAATTATACAGCAAAGAAACGGAAAAGTCAATAGAAAAAGCAAACAAAAACGAGAACAAAATGTAAACAAAATATGAACAAAAATTTTCCATTTTCTTCCATTTTTTGTTAGCATTCTCAACCGTTGAGTGCTAACAATATTTTATTAAATATAATTGTATCAAATTGTATACACAAAAACATGTATACAAAAATGCAATTGATTGTATATCATTATAATTATATACATGTATACAATTATACAAGTATTTTGATATGTATGTATCAATGTATACATGTATATAACTAACATATGAACACATATTCACATGTTACGAAAATGTTACAAAAATAATATTTTCGTAATAAATTGATGTAAAATTTGGTTAAAAAAATGTATAATCCGGTTTAGATGTTATACATCTAACCCGAAAAATTGACAAATTGGGCTTGACGTGGTACAATATACACAAAAGGGGGAGAGGTAAATGTTACGAAAGTATTACGATTGTAACAATTCTGTAACAAATGTCAAATCTGGTTCCAAATCCGCCATTGTCAAATCCGGTCACCAGATACGCCATTATCAAAATTGGGCCAGGCCAACCCATGCCCACGCGCACGCCGCGCACTAATCGCGCCCAGGGGCTATTATACGCGCGGACAAGCTGGAAAAGCTGGACACGAGCTGAGAACTGAAAGCTGGAGCTGAAAGCTGGGAGCTGAAAGTTGGAAAAAACGAGCTGGAAAAGAAAGGAACAAATAAGATGAATAAGCTAAGCAAAGAAGCGGAAATCACTAACGTTATTATTGTTATTATCATGTTTCTGTTGGCACAGGCAGCCTATCTAAAAGGTGAGCGTGTCGGAACAGAAAAAGTATTGAATCATGTCTATCCGTTAAATGGAATTGTGACAAAAATTGACCAGCAAAAAAATTGCGTTATTGTTACTGATACTACTGGAAATAAATGGGAATTTAATGGTATTGAAGATTGGCAAGAAGGAGATATTGCCGTCATGGTTATGGATGATAATAGAACAGAAGAAATATATGATGATAAAATAATTGATATTCATTATATTGGTTGGACTGAATAGTCCAACCTTTTATATTTTAGATGTATAACATCTAAAAATAACTCTTTACAAATCAGCACAAATGTGCTATACTATAACCATCAAAGAGAGGGAGGAAGAAACAATGATCAAGGTTATTGAACAGTTGGTTAATCTCAAGAACACGGAAGGAATGACCATTAAAAACTATCAATCTATCACTTATAAATCCGGTTGGCAAGTTGCAGATTATGGCGTTGAATGTGACAACGTGCAAGATGCGGTTGCGGCAATCGCAAAATACAAGGGCAACTGTGGCGTGTGGTTAGAAAATGGTATTTACTATATTGACCATAGTTTCCGTGTAAATACTAAAAAAGAAGCACTTGCAATCGGCCGCGCACATAACCAAATTTCTGTTCTTAAATGGTCTAACATGTCCTTGGTTTATTGCTAAGCAATAAACCTTTTTATTTTAGATGTATAACATCTAAAATAAAAATTGACTTTTTATTATTTTTGTATTATACTATATATGAAAAGAAAAGAAAAGAAAGAAAGGAAGAACGAAAATGGAAATCTTTACCTATATGATTACTGGCATGGCAATTGTACTCTTTATCTTAAAGGCGGTTGTGCGATAACACAACCTTTTATTTTTAGATGTATAACATCTAAATTCTACCCTTGACTTTTTAACTCTTATGTGATATACTTTAACCAGAAAAAAGGAAAGGGGATTGAAACAATGGAAATGAGTTATCACTGTCGCATTGAGCGCGCGACGCGGGTTCAGCACATCGTGGAAGAAATTGGTCTGGGGCAAGTCATTAAGGAAAAATTTACCAGAAGCTGCTATACCTGCATTACCGATACTGGTATCACGATTGTTAAAAGCGCGGACAAGCTGAAAGTCGTAACTATGTATGTTACAACCATGAGCGAGCTGGTATATGTATATGAAGGGGCAAAAAAAATTCCGCCATATTTAAGAAAACGTGTGGATCGCAATCAAAATAAATATATTCAAAATGGTAGAACAATTTGGGCTTAATGCCCAAATTTATATTTTAGATGTTTAACATCTAATTTTTAATATTGACTTTTTAAAATTTTATGATATAATAAACATGTAAAAAGAAAGGGGGACAATAAAAATGTTAAAGAAAATTCGTGACACGCGTTATCCCGCCGCGTTTGTGGATTGGATGATTGATACTTACGGACGTGAAGAATGGATGCCTGATGATAATACCATTATGCTTATGAGCCTTTGTTACAACGCTGGCATGGCATATGGATATCACAAAGGATATGATGAAGGCGCCGCAGACACAGAAAAACTTGCAAAGATGGATGTTATCTAATCCATCTTTTATAATTTAGATGTATAACATCTAAAATAAATACTTGACCTTTTTCTAAATCCATGATATACTATACACGTAATCAAGGGAAGGAAAACCCACCAAACCAGAAAGGAAGATTTGAAACTATGAAGAACGCTACTATGAAGGTCATCTATGCTATCCTGACTGGTGAGAACACTAACGAAGCCGACCGCCTTGCCGCCATTCGTGAGCTGGAAGATGAATTTACCAAGCAGGCTGAAAAGGTCACCGCAAAGCTGGACGCCTATGAAGCTATGCGTGCCGTGGTGCTAAACATTCTGAACGACAAGCCCATGACGGTCGCGGAAATTTTCACCGCGGGCGAAGGCGACTGGCCTGAGGGCACTACGAAGAATAAGATTTCTTACGGTCTGACTCACTACTGGGAAAATGAAGTCGTTAAAATTCAGGGCAAGGTAAATGAGTACCGCAGGAAGTAATTCCCAGCCGCCCTTCGGGGCGGTTTTCTTTGCCCCAGAAAATAGATGTATAACATCTAACTTTAATGCTTGACAATTTCATTTCAAAATGATATAATTTAGTTGTAAAAAAGATAGGGAATGAAATTCCCGAAAGGAGGCCGATATGTACGTTCTAACCACTATGTATGATGACGGATTTGCTAAGACCGAAACTTGTAATGATATTACAGAAGTATTTAACGCCGCCGCAATTTACCTTCAAGACAAAGAATGTACCGGGGTTCTTTGTTTAGACCTTGAAACAAAAGAGTTCGTTATTGACTTCACGCGGCGTTAATGCCGCACTTATTATTTTAGATGTTAAACATCTAATTATAAATATTGACATTTCATTTCAAAAATGATATACTCTATCTGTAAAGAAAAGGAGAAGGAAAACTCCCGAAACCAGAAAGGGGTTAATTATGTTTAAGAAACAAGCCATCATTGAAAATTTTTATGACCGTGAATACAAATTCTTGCACGAAACTCTGTTAAAAAGATATGATGAATTGAATGAAGCTATTCACGCGTATCATATCAAAGAAATTAAAGGTAGGTTATTTCCAGAAAATACCGAATCTTACACCATTGCTATTCAAGAATTAAAAGACGCGCGAATGCAAATATGGTCATGTAAATTAAATTATAAGGTTGCGTTGGAACAAGAACAAAAATATTATACCGAAAATTATGAACATTTTGTAGCTTGTAGAGGTTATATCGACCCAAATCAAAATAATTGTACGGTTGATGAAGTAATTGAGCGCATTATCGCAAGAGAGTTTTAAGACTCTCTTATATTTTAGATGTATAACATCTAATTATAAATATTGACTTTTTAATTTTTTATGTTATAATATTCATGTAAGAAAGATGAAGGAAAACATCACAAACCAGAAAGGAAAAAGAAATGGAAAAGAAAGTCGTAGCCAATTATGGTATTTCTACTTCTACTCTGCTCGGTATTGCCTTCGTAGTTTTGAAGCTGTGCAACGTTATTGACTGGTCATGGGTATGGGTGACCGCCCCGTTCTGGGCTCCTCTGGCTCTGTGTGTTGCTTTCTTCGCTGTGTGGGGCGTAGTTGTTGTCATCATTGCTATCGTCACCGCGATTGCTTCAAGGTATTAAGGGGAGAAATCCCCTTTTTATATTTTAGATGTTAAACATCTAATAATTATAATTGACAATTTCATTTTCTTATGCTATAATCTTATTGTAAGAATAAAAGGGAAAGGAAAATCCCAAAAACCAGAAAGGAAAAGAAATGTATAAAACTGTTTGGTGCATTGAATATAAAAGAAATGGGCGCAGTCAAGAAATTGAATTTAATCAGTATCATTTTGGGAAAACTCCAAGATTTCCTTCATGGTATATGGAAGAAAATCAAGTATATACCATTGAAATGTTATGGAATTTTAAAATAGTTTTCAACCTCTCCACTTTTATGAAATGCCTTTTCCATCAATATATTATCCGTTAAAATATACTTTGAGCGGCTTAACCGCTCTTTTTAATTTAGATGTTAAACATCTAAATTCTTCCCTTGACTTCTTCCCTGTTCTATGATATACTATACCCGTAAGAAAGGAAGGGATGAAAACGATGAAAACGATTTGGTTTGACCTTGATGGAACACTTGCCAACCTGTACGCGGTTGAAGGTTGGCTTTCTATGGTTCACGCCTATGATCCCACGCCTTATGCAGAAGCTGGGGTTATGCTGAACATGAGCCTGCTTGCGCGCTATTTGAACCGCTTGCAGGAAGCTGGGTATCAGATTGGAATTATCAGTTGGCTTTCCAAGTGCCCTACCCCTGAATATGACGAAGCTGTAACCGCCGCGAAGCTGGTGTGGCTGAAAAAGCATTTGCGGTCGGTAAGCTGGGACGCCATCCGCATTATAGCCTACGGCACGCCGAAATCTTCCTTCATGGAAAATGAAGATGATATTCTGTTTGACGATGAAGCGCCGAACCGTGAAGAATGGAAGGGTGAAGCGTATGAGCCAAACCAGATTTTGGAAGTTCTGAAAGAACTTTTGAAGGGTGAGTAATCACCCTTTTGTATTTAGATGTATAACATCTAAAAGTAAGACTTGCATTTCATTTTACTTTATGATATAATAATCCCGTAAGAAAGAAGAAGGAAAACTTCCCAAAACCAGAAAGGCAAAATTATGTTGTATGTAGTTATTCATCATTATTCTCTTTTTGAAAAAGATGCAGATGGTTATTATGACTATCTAATTGGGGTTTTTGATACCCCAGAAGCCGCATTTCAGGCCCGAGAAGAATACTTTTCAGACTTTTCAGGAATCGAAAATGGCATTCATTCTATTTCTATTACGCCAGTAAAACTTAATACATATAATAGCGATTTGGAATGTAATGTTCCATGGTTAAACTGTAATGGTGAATGGGAAGAAGAGGAGATTTAATCTCCTCTCTTATATATTTAGATGTTAAACATCTAAATTTTCAATCTTGACATTTCATTCTCTTAATGATATACTATATCTATAAGTGAAGGAAAACACTCCAAACCAGAAAGGCACCCGTATGAATTACATGGTATTCGACACCGAAACGACTTCTCTTGACAAGCCCTTCTGCTATGACGTTGGATATTCAATTTTCAATGATGAAATTGATATGCCTATCGTGCGCCGTCATTTTATCGTGGAACAGGTATGGCATAATCTACCCCTGTTTGAAAGTGCCTACTACAAGGAAAAGCGTCCTTTGTATATCGGCCTGATGCGGTCTAAAAAGGCCATCATGGACAAATGGGGCTATATCATGCGGACAATTCGACGCGATATTATCCAATATGAAGTAACCGATGCTTACGCCTATAACAGCGATTTTGACGACAAAGTTTTCACTTTTAATTGTGACTGGTTTAAGTGTAATAACCCGTTGGAAGATATTCCCATTCATGATATTTGGGGTTATGCTTCTGAATTTATTACAAGCACGCAAGAGTATAAAAACTTTTGTGAAAAGAACCAGTATTTTACAGATAGTGGAAACTATAAAGCAAGCGCAGAAATTGTATATAGATACCTTACACAAAATAATGATTTTGAAGAAGCGCACATGGGCGCGTATGACGTAGATATTGAAAGTAAAATTTTGGTTGCTTGTATTGGCGCAGGGGCAGAATATGGCAAGGATTATAAAGTTGTAAAAATCTTACAGCGTCCGCGCCTTATACCTTACACGATAAAGGTTAATGGAAATATTATCCATCAGGGGGAATATATTAAAAAATATGTCCGTGAAGGTATGTATAGCTTTACAGAAAAAGAAATGGGAGAATAACTCCCATTTCTTTCCAATTTTTATTTTAGATGTTTAACATCTAAATCCAATACTTGACCTTTTCTTAAAGTTATGCTATACTATAATTGTTCCAAGGGAGAGGAAAAGAACAGCAAGCGTTACGATTCCTTAAAGGATAGTCATTAAAACACGCAAGCAAAAACAAACCTCACTTGCAAGTCCTTTGGGATAATTTGGGAAAGTAGCTCAATTGGTCAGAGCTTGATCGCGTGAAGGGATAGAGCGATTGAATGCCCTTGATGTTGGTTCGACTCCAATCTTTCCCAATCGTAACAAAAACTTAACAAAAAAACTTCTTGACATTAAGCACAAACTGTGCTATAATGAATACATGAAAAGGACAAGGAAAAGTCCTTAAAACCAGAAAGGGATAAAATTATGAAGAAGAACACTATGACCACTATCGCTAACTACATCAAGAACGTTCCCGAACTCGCCGCCGAATATGCCGAACTCCAGGCCGAACTGGACAAGAACGCGGAAAAGGCCAAGGCTAACCGCGATATGTACGCCGCCGCGCATGGCGTAGTTATCGGCGCTCTGACTAACAAGCCCGTGACTCTTGCGGAACTGTGGGAAACCGTGAAGGACACCGTTCCCGAAGGAATGACCAAGAGCAAGGTACAGTATGGTCTGCGCGAATTGTGGGCCGCCGAAGTCGTCAAGATTGAAGGCAAGGTCAATGAGTATAAGAGGGCATAAGCCCTCTTTTCTTTTTAACTTTATTTAGATGTTAAACATCTAATTTCATTTTCACATAATTATACAAAATTCTGTATAAAAATTTTTTTAATTTATCCCGAAAATATACTTGACATTTTTTCAAAATTATGATATACTTTATATGAAAAGTGAAGGAAAACACTAAACCAGAAAGAAGGGTATAAAATGGGTAAAGAAGCAAGCCGTAACGAAATGAAAAACGCTCTCCTGTCCGATGTTCAGTCTATTCTGTCTGAGCGCCTTAACTCTGATGTGTTGCGCGTAGGCCCGAGCGAAATTGCTATTCCCGCGGTGGATAAAGATGGAAATGAATTTTTCTATCTGGTAAAGATTTCCATTCCTCGCGGCACTCGCAATGGCGAAGGCGGTTATACTGAATATGATGCTTACGCCGCCGCCGATGACTATAAATTCGACCTTGAAGAAAAGGCGGCGAAGAAAGCGGCAAGCGAAGCCAAGAAAGCCGCCGCCGAAAAAGAACGCGAACGCAAGCGCGAAGCAAAGAAAGTTGTAAAAGAACTTAATCAGAAGGGACTGAAAGGAATGATTGAGAGCGCGGAATAACCGCGCTTTCTTTATTTAGATGTTAAACATCTAAATTTTAATTTGCTTTTCTTTTCAAAATATGTTATACTATATTTGAGGTGAGAGAAATGATCAGAAAAGCAACCGCCCATGATTATAAATCTATTGCTATGGCTCTTAACAATAAAAAGATTCCATACATAACCGCCGCGCACGCGCATGAGGATATTAAAAATAATAGACAATATGTATTGGAAGAAAATGGAAAAATTATTGGAATAATTTCTATTGTCTATGATTCTCAATATAAATATTATGCTATGAAAAGATTATGTATATTAAATAAAAAAAATAATGGAAAAGGTTATGCTTTCCAGCTTTTGTCATATTGCGCGGCATTACCATATCCAAAAATTGGATGTACTCCTTGGACTGATAACGAACCTATGAAACATATGCTTACTAAATTGAATTTTCAATTAGAATATATTTTCAACGATAAATGGTGCTTTTACTCAAAAGAGTAAAAGCGATATTTAGATGTTAAACATCTAAAATCAATAATTGACTTTTCTTAAAATCTATGATATACTTATACCGTAATCAAGAGAAGGAAAACTCTTAAAAACCGGAAAGGAAGTATGAATTATGTCTATGAATGCTACCGAAATGAAGAACGCCGCCCGCAACGCTACCATCGCCGCCCTGCGTGATGCCCTTGAAGATCAGGCCGCCGTCCAGTTCGCGGACGCCTCCTGGGCTATTCTCCAGACTATTGAAGGGCAGGAAATTTGGGTTGAAGTTTCCGTAAAGACCAAGGCATATAAGCCGACTAAGGTTTCTCCTGCTTTTGACCCCTATGAAGCCGCAGAAGCGTGGCAGGAAGAAAAGCGCATCAAGGTCGAAGAAAAGGCCGCGAAGGATGCAGAAAAAGCTAAGAAGATTGCCAAGGCAAAAGAAAAGAAGGAGGAGGAGTAATCCTCCTTTTTTATTTAGATGTTTAACATCTAACTTTAAGAATTGACTTTTTAATATTATTATGTTATACTATATCCATCAAAAGAAAGGAAGTGGATTTATGAAGAAAGAAACTTACACTCATATTGATGGAAGTGAACTGTTTCGCCTAATGGATGACAAACTTGGAAAAGACTATGAAGGTGATTTCAACGACAGCTATATGCCGTCCCAATCGTGTAGTGTCCTTTTCTGGATTCCAAAGAAAGAAGAATTTGAAGATGAAATGGATGAAGAATGGCGGCGCGCCATTGCCTTATTCCTTTTGGAAAATGGATTCAATTATGGTGATGATTTATATATTGATGTTGACTATTAACCCGCATTGCGGGTTATTTTATTTAGATGTTTAACATCTAAATTCAAATATTGACTTATTTCTGAAATTGTGATAATATATAATTGTTCCAAGGGGAAAGGAACACGGTGGCATCTCTTAGGCGAAGATGTGTAATTGGGACTGTTAGACCTTCCGAAAAACTTTCAAAAAAAGTTCTAAAAACCCCTTGACAAAAAGCAAATCCTGTGCTATAATAAGGATGTAAGAAAAAGAGAAGGAAAACTCTAAAAAAACCAGAAAGGGATTTACTATGACTAAGGAAATTATGAACACCATCTACAACACTCTGAACGCCGTTGAATTTAAGGACAAGCCCGCCGTGATGGAGGCCCTTGAAAAAGAGCTTCACCGCAATGACCGCGTAAAGGCGGAAAAGGAAGCAGCTTATACCGCCGCGAAGCCCGTGGTTCTGGAAGCGTTGCGGATTGCCGGGAAGCCCGCGACCGTTGCGGAAATTTTCGCGGAATGCGAAAAGGAATTGCCCGCAGGCTTCACCAAGAATCAGGTCGGTTATGGTCTAACCCATTACTGGACTGATTCGGTCGTAAAGATTGAAGGTAAGGTTAATACCTACCGGTTGAAGGAAGGGACGTAAGCCCTTTCCTCCATGGGGAGTGAATGTGGCATCAGGGAAGCCACCGCGGTAAATCGAAAGATGATTGCGTAGGCCACTTGCAAAAGAGGGTCGTCCCATGAGGGATGGAGTTCAATTCTCCCACTCTCCACCATTACCGCCTTCGGGCGGTTTCTTTCTACTTCTTATTTAGATGTTAAACATCTAAATTATAAGATTGACTTTTTTATAAATGTATGCTATACTCTATACATAAAAAGAAAGGAAGTGTTAAGTATGACCGGATACTCTAATGGAACTATCCCCTTCAATCATGGCCAGTTGTGCCAGATGCTTCGCTCTGCAAGTGATAATGAACTTGCTAACATTCTTAATGATGTAAATAAGGAACAAGAACGGCGCAAGGACGCAAAGAAAAATGAATATCTCAATAATATCCGTAAAGCTATTTCTGACGCGATTAAAGCGGGATATAGCATTGACTTCTTCCCTGATTCCGATTCCGAAGAATCTTACTTCTCTATTCATAGCAACAATGAATTTCTTTATAACATTGAATTATATACTGATGATTAAGCGGCTTTGCCGCTTTTCTTTATTTAGATGTATAACATCTAATTTATCTTATTGACATTTTTACAATCTTATGCTATACTTACAGTGTCAAATGAAGGGAAGGAAAACCCGAAAAACCAGAAAGGCAACCGCCATGATGAAAAATGATTACAAAGTCCGTGCTTTCAATTTCCTCAAGTCCCTGTATCCCTATATTGAAAAATCCTTGAATGACCCTTATGAGTGCATGGATAAGGTAGCGGCTTTCAATGAAGAAAAGCATCGCAAGGTCGGCATTGCGTGGGGTTCTGTGCGTGTTGCTTTCATTTCTTCTGACTACGTTATCAAGTACGATTATAGCAAAGTATATGCCCAGCGTTACGGCGGGTGTAAAGATGAGGAAGAATTTTATAAGTTTGCTAAAGAAAAAGGATTTGAATATCTTTTCGCGGAAATTTCTTCTTTTGAGTATATGGGCCGCACCTTCTATGTCATGCCCCGAGTAAATATGCGCGCAAGCCAAGAGGGCGAACGAGCGGAATATTATCTTGGCGGCGAAGAACGTGAATTTGTCGACGATTATTTGTATGACCTTCATGATGAAAATTTTGGTTGGAAAAATAATCGTCTTGTCATCTTTGACTATGCTTATAATGTATTCATGGAACAAAAAAATTATAAAGGGCGCTAATGCGCCTTTACAATTTAGATGTATAACATCTAAATCTCTTTATTGACTTTTTACCTATTCCGTGATATACTCTATACATGAAGTGAAGGAAAACACTTGAAACCAGAAAGGGAACTAAACTATGCGCAAAGAATACCGCTTCATGGTCACTGACACCGAAACCGCTACCCTGCCTTTTGCCAACGAAATCGCGCAAGGTGACCCCGAAAAGAAAAAGAAAATTGCTATCGCCCGTCCTCTCGTGTATGACATTGGCTGGACTATCACCAACCGCAAGGGTGAAATTCTGGACAGCAAGCAATTTCTCGTGGCTGAGACTTTCGCCGTCCCCGCTGTGTTCAACACCGCGTATTATGCTGAAAAGCGGCCCCGGTATCTGGAAATGCTCAAGCGCGGTGAAACCACTATTAAGCCGTGGGATGAAATTATGGAAATCTATCTCGCGGACATGCGGACGGTCGATGCCGTTGGTGCGTATAATTCCATGTTTGACTTTAAGAAAGCAATCCCCTTTACTGAATTGTATATCCGCAAATTGTACAGCCCGGACTATCAGCGGTGGGAACAGGTTCAGCGGCAATTGTGCGCGCGAATTGCCAACGAAAAATATCAGAAAAATGATGAAAAAGAATTTGAAGCCGATTGCTTCAAGTTTCGCGGCGAATCCTTCCCCCTGTTTGACCTTTGGGGACTTGCCGCAAAAATTCTTCTGAATAATGTTTCTTATAAAAAAGAATGTCTGAATCATGATTTGCTTTCTGCTTCTGGGCTTTACTTTAAAACCAGCGCCGAAACTTCTTACCAATATTTGGTAAATAAATATGACTTCATAGAAAGTCACACCGCGCTTGATGACGCAATGATTGAAACTTTCATTCTTTCTAAAATTGCCGCTCGTCATTCCATTGAAATCGGTATCAGCTTCTTCCCCTTCCGCGAATTGGGCGAAACCGTGGATTTTGTAAAGCGTCGCAAGTATCCCGACATTTCCGAATGTGAAAAAGTTGTTTCTGTCCTTCGTGCCCACCTTGACACGAAAGAAGAAGGAACAGCGTATTATAGGAAAATTGAAAATAAAATCTTATCCGTAATGGCATATATGGGAGAGTAATCTCCCATTTTTTCTATTCTTTTATTTTAGATGTATAACATCTAAATTTTAAATTTGACAAATTTCAAATACTATGATATAATATATATAGAAAGTAAAGGAAAGGGGAATTTGAGAATGAGTAAGAAAGATTGAGAAACTGATGGATACCACGATGGCTACCCTGTTTATTGCCCCGCTAACGCTTACGGTGATTGCCCTTACTGTGACCAGTGTAATATGTGCCATGTAAAAGACCCTGTCGAAGATTGTGAAGATTTTGCTTCCTGTTATGAAACTTGGGATGAATGGGTTGATGCCGATGACGTTGACCCAGATGCCCCTGAATCGTTCGCAGAAGATGAAATTAAATGGGCGGGCGATGTATATGGATATGAAGATGAAATGGAGGACAATGAAGAATGAAGATTTATATCGTTTATTGCCTAATGGATTATGACGTGCCGCAAGCTCTTGCCCTTCAAAAAGAAGAAGCAGAAAAAATGATGGCAATATATAAAAAACATGACCCCAACTCTAAGCATATATATTGGATTGAAGAAAAAACTTTAGGCAATAAAGCAATTGAAATATAATATAAGCAAGGTTAGAGCAATCTAACCTTCTTAAATTAGATGTTAAACATCTAAAATAACTTCTTGACTTCTTCCTTCACTTATGCTATACTATACCCATCAAGTGAAGGAACAACACTTAAAAACCAGAAAGGTGGCTTGATTATGGCTAAGATTTCTAAGAACGTTGTGGATGCTGACCTGCGCGGGACTATCTTTGCTGACCTCTTTGGGGTTGATAACACCCTCAACTATACCAAGGTCAATGACCGTCAGTATGGCGTACTGTTGACCGACAAAAACGGCGTCGAACGCTATTGCCGCGTTGGCGTGATCGTTGCCGAAGAACGCGAGGACATGACCGCCCGCGAACTGATGCAGTCTGAAATGGACGCTTACAACGAGAAACAGGCCAGCAAGGCCGAAAAAGCCAAGGCTAAGGAAGCGAAGATTGCCCGTGATAAGAAGGCCCGGGAAGAAAAGGCAAAGAAGGAAGAAGAGGCGTGAGCCTCTTCTAATTATTTAGATGTTTAACATCTAAAACTATTTATTGACATATATTAAGATTCATGATATACTATTATCACAAAAGACAAGGAACAAGTCTTAAAAACCAGAAAGGATATAATATGAAAGATGTTCATTTCTGCATTACCTTGGATGTTGGTATGAATGAAGATGAAATTCGTGAATGTGGCGAACTTCTGGAAGAAACCTTTCGTAGCTATCTTGTGGATAATATTCATAACGGAGACCATATTTATAGTTCTGCCGGGAAAACATTGTTTCGACATGTAGTTAAAGAAATAACAGAATCTGATGAATATGATTGGCATGAAAATTGGGGAGAAATGGAGGACTGAAAATGACTGTTATCGTTATGAATGAAGAAAATCACGGATTCCTTGGCGTCGCAAAAGATTATAAATCCGCGATTAAATACTTGTGCCAAATGGATTGGTTAGGGGAAGAATTTGAACTTTGCGAATATAATTCCCAGAAAAAAAATTGGGAATATTCTACAATTTTAGATAAACTTGGGCCGAATTGGTTTGACATTATTTGTTCTTGGACTGTAACAGAATTTAATGAATACTTTGAAGGCGTGTTTGCCTTTTGGGAAGAAGAAGTCTGGGAGGATTAACCTCCCATTTCTATTTTAGATGTTTAACATCTAAAATTAAATATTGACTTATAATAAAATCTATGTTATACTCTATCTGTAAGAAGTCAAGGAAAGACTTAAAAACCAGAAAGGATATTAAAATGAATTTTGTAAAAATGATGGAAGCCCGCGGAATCAACTTGGAGAAACTTAGCGACTATGAATTTTCTCTTCTACTTCACGCGGTTTCTCAAGAGGGAGAACGGCGTACCCAAGTAAAGCGAGAGCAACTTATCGCAGAATATACTGACAAGATTGGCCAGCTTATCAAAGAAATTTCGGAAGAAGGATTGGTCGTGTATTATTGCGGTTCTCCGATTGACATTCAAGAAGTCGGCAACCAGCTTGTCGTTGGGTGTGAGGACGAGTAATTCGTCCTTTTTCTTGTTAGATGTTTAACATCTAAAATTTAGTCTTGACTTTTTATCTTTCCTATGATATACTACGTATGAAAGTTGAAGGAAAACAACTCAAAACCAGAAAGGATTTAGATATGAAAATTAAGCAGATTTGGGAAAACGATTGCCCTTTCAATCCTTGCGGGCAGGGCGGTATTCTGTTTGATGATGAAACCGGACTAATTGATTATCATGAACAAGATTGTTGTGAATCCGTATACGCGGATTTTTCAAACCTTGATTCTGGTATTTTGAAGCATAATTTTGAAAGCATCAGTCTTGAAAGTGCAAATGAAGGCTTCCGATTTGGTGACGCCCGCAAATATTTTGTGCCTTGCTATAATGAACAAAATGGATATTACAGTGATTATCTTGAAATCCACTATGGTAAGGTTGTGCAAGTTATCAAAGGTTATAAAAAAGGCGTGCCGCAGTATTATTATACCCTTATTCCGATTGAAAAAATTGAAGGTTGCGATTATGTAAGTTATATTGATTAAGCGCGCAAGCGCTTAATTTATTTAGATGTTTAACATCTAATTTATATTATTGACTTATAATAAAATATATGTTATACTCTATATGTAAATAAGAGAAGGAAAACTCTACAAAACCAGAGAGGGAAAAACTATGTACGCGGAACAACTGGTTCAAAAGTGGATTGACGAAAAACGTGATTATATTTCTAAAAATGAAATACGGTCATATGGCTTGTTGGGAAAACTTGCGGTGACCATTTTGAAAGAAAATTATGAAGGAGAATATATCCCTTCTGATGATGCTCATTTTTGTGGTGGCTACTCTTTCAAAAACCCTCTTGGACATTATAAAAAAGTATATGGTTTATATTATATGTTTCCTAAAGAAGAATTAAAAAAGATGGGAAATTATAATAATTATGATGACGCGGTTCGAGAAATTGTTCGACTGGAATATAATGACATTTACTGGCATCATGAAGAGCAAATTCCCGAATATATCCTTTCAATAAAGTTAGAAATGATGGATGATATGTATTTTAAAACAAGATACTGGTTTATTTGGGAAGAAGAAATTTGGGTAGTTTAACTACCCAAATTCTATTTAGATGTTAAACATCTAATTTTCAACCTTGACTTCATCCCAATTATATAGTATAATGCTATTGTTAGGAGGGAAAGGAAATGAGCAGAAAGAAATCCAAAAACAAGCCCCGTTCCAACTATGAAGTATACCGTTCCATCCGCAAAGATTGGGGCGTTATCAATCCAGTAACTAAAGTCATTCCCGACAAGAGAAACAAGAAACCGAAGCATAAGAAAGGATGGGATGAAGAATGACAAAATTTTATCCAAATGAAGTCATTGAAAAAGGATACAGTATAGCAATGCTTCATTATCTTGCTTATCTTTTTCCTGGCAAAAAATTTTCTATTGAAGAATATAGAATGTATGATGCTATGTTTATGAAAGGATGGGGAGAAGGCTATCTCGCGGGAGAAATTGCCGCCATCGAAAAAAAATAATAAAGAGAGGTATGATGAAGAATGAAAATGACTCTTGTTTATACTGAAAAAGAACATGATATGTTTTATAACTTTCTTACTTTTCTTAATCGTCTTTCAGCAGAGATAGATAACGCATCAGAGCTTACCAGCGAAAGAGAAAATATTATAGATAAAGCCAAAGTCTTAATCACTGAAATCATGAATTTTTTCCCAGTAGAAGAAAGAGAGGGGTAAGAAATGAAAATCTTAAAGCATAAAATTGAAAATCCTATTTATGTTTATAAAATTCATTGCGCTTGCGGATGTGTTTTTGAATTTGATGAAAACGACCCTTTAATCCAACATGATAAGATGCGACCGCGGATTAAGTGTCCTGAATGTACTAATTGGTTTTTTATCAAACCACACTTTCTAAAAGGAGTGAAATAAAATGCCGCCGAAATGTCCTTATTGTAATGAAGAATTGGAATATACCGAACTTCGCCGCAGTCAAAATGAAGGTGACTATTATTATGAAACATGGGAAGGACGTTGCCCTAAATGTCTAAAAGACTTTTATTGGGATGAAGTATATAATTTCTCACATTGCGATAATTTAGAAGAAGCAAAAGAGTTAGAGTAATCTAACTCTTTTTTATTTTTAGATGTTAAACATCTAACATATAAAGGCGGTTAAACCGCCCTCCGATGAAACCTTCCACAATATGGACAAAAGATTTTTACATAGTCATCATAGTCATCAGTTGGAGAATTTTGACAGAAATCAATGTCAATCATAAACCAATGACCACAATGAGGACATTGATATTCGTCAAGATTGTATACAATTTCTTCGTGAGTTTTTGCGTAATATTTAGATTGAATCATTTTCTATCCCTTCCTTTCAATAACATTATATCATATTATAATAAAAAGTCAAGTTTTATTTTTAGATGTATAACATCTAAATTTCATTTCTGTCAAGTAGTTAGTCTTATCTAACTTCTACATTTCTCTTATTCCCAAAATTTACCAGTATTTCCAAAACTATACACTATTTCCAGAATTTACCTCCCATGTCAAATTTTACCACAAGCTGGAAATTTCTGGAAAAGCTGGAAGAAGCTGGTAAGCTGGAGTTTGGACAAGGCGAATTGGGAGCTGGGCGCGGAACCTACGGGGCGAGCTGGAACCGTCCGGCGAGCTGGAAAAATTTGTAAAATTTTACACAAGCTGGAAATTCGCACGAGTCAAATATATGTATAAATATTCTACAAGCTGGAAGCTGGAACCTTTAACCGCGAGGCAAACTGGAAATTTTAAAATAATTAAATTTATTTTTATAAATAAATTTTTATTTTTATTTAATTTTAAAAAATAAATTATTTGAAAAAATTTTAAATTTATGTTATAATAAAAGGGGAAATATAAATATAAATATTTATATAATAAATTTATTTAAATGTCAAGCTGGAAAATTTTAAAATTGAAAAGCTGGAATATTTGACTTTTAATATAATTTATAGTATAATAAAAAGAGAAATATAAATATAAATATTTAACATAAATTGTATTAATTGTCAAATAAAAAAAATAAGCTGGAAGATTACTCTTCCAGCTTTGCTAATTCCTAATTAGTTTTTGCCGCAACCAACGCAAAGAAATTATTATCGCCTACAATTTCTGCTTCTTTCCATTCACCAGTAATTTTATAACAATTCAACGCATTAGCACTTCCATTAATACGCTTACGTGCTTTTTCTATTGTATAACCAACAGTTGGCAATACGCTCTGTAATTTATTCCAACTCATACTACGAGTGCTATTTTTTGAAGAACTACCATTTAAATTAATTTCTGGCACATCAAGATATTCCGCTAACTCACGACATTCCTATACAGTTAGCCACCTATCTTTAAACTCTTTTGGCACTTCTGTTATTAAAGTCTTAACATGTCGTTGATAAGGAAACGTCTAACGAGCTGCCTATATTCTATCTGACTAATAATAAGAATCAACAATTAAATGTTTAAATCGTTCATCTTCAATACTAAACCCACGTTCAAACGCTTTTGTAATCACAATAAAATCATATTCTGGTGGCGGCCTATGATAAGCTCGTATCCAATTAATTACTCGTTTCTATTCTTCATCTAAAGGCCAATCCGTATTTTGTTCAGAATGAATTTCTATCGCATTAAATCCTACTTCTTGGCCTGCTCGTACAATACTCTTATTATGAGTAATAGAAGGCGAATAACACCAATAAGCCACTCCTGGAAGTGGCTAAAGTTCATGAATATGGTCTATTACGTTTTTAAAATATATATCGCTCGCCGCACGAAAGCTAGTTTCTAACTTACCTTTATTACTAGCATTTGTTAAGCTGGAGTAATATTCACGAGTTCTATCAGGACTCGCGGATAAACCTATACATAATATCCTTCCTTCATATATAATCTTCTCCCAGTATCCAAGAAGAATCAATGGCATATATTCTTTTCTAGATGAATGCTCCTATATTAAAGAAAGGATTTCATTATTAGTGCTTGCCGCTCTGGCATAATCATACTTACGAGCACGCTAGAATGCAGTCGCCGCGAAATCAAAAATGCTATCACACTCATCCCAGCATATTACATCAATAGTATCTAAAAAAGCTGTATCTTCTTTTAATACTTTCATGCCTAAGCCTTGATAGCACATAACGCCAATCTTATTGTTATCTTCGGCAGTCCATTCATTAGGTGCCCGCATCCACATTTCGTCAGCATCACAACATAATTCAGGGTATTTTTTAATAATATCTTCCTTTAGAAAAGTTGTATCAGTAAGAAAAAGAATGCGGCGGTTCTACTAATCTCTGGTATACTAAATTAAATTATGAACTGCCCAATAAGTTTTACCTGTACGAACGCCGCAATCTAAAATATTATAGCGGCCCCGCGAAAAATTTAATTTACCACTATCTTGTAAATCTGAAACAGTTATAGAGGCTAACTTTGTCTCCATCCTTTTCACCTCAATTATATTATAGCACAATTTATATTTTGTGTCAAATACTTACATTTATAATGTAAGTAAATAACACTTAAACTATGTTAATTTGATGGAAAAGACTATAAAAAATTTGTAGTAAAAAATTTTGTGTGCGTTTTTGAATACCCCCTAAGGCCCCTATACAGTATTCAAAAAAAAACACACTTTTTTATATTATATAATATATAAGTAATATTACGAGCTGTCCGCGTTAGCGGACTGCGAGTAATATTACGCTTCGAGGAGTTCGCGAAGCGAACTCCGCATATTTCAATTCAAATGAATAACAGAAATTTCTATATATGTAAAATTCTAGAATTTCATTTCAATTTCAAATTTAAATCTCCAGATGTATAAAATGGTAAAAAATGCCCAAAAATTACCCCTGATTTTATTCTGAAATTTCATTTTCAAATACTTGACAAGAGTGAAAATTTGAGGCACACTCCCACAATCTAGTCTCTCGCCCCTCACGCCAAGGCTCCACTATCCAAAAAATCCCTTACCCCTACCCACAAGACTACCCCGTACTTCCAATTTCATTTTTACTTTATACAGTTTTCTTCCCTTCTTTTTTCAGGTTAGATGTACCTATTTTACACCCTCTCCTTTTACAATTTCTTGACTTTTTCTCAAATTTTTAGTATAATATAAGTAGAAAGATAGGAGGAGTAAATATATGTTTAGTAAAGAACTTGTTAGAAGTACATATAAGCTAGCGAATCAGGAATATTTTGAAGATAAGTATGAGAAGCAATTTCATTCTATGATTGATGCCGCAAATCGTCGAGAAAAAAGTATTGTGTTTTCTCAAAATGAATGCCCCTATGAGTTAGCACAATATCTTATGGACGAATTGGGATTTAGTTTGTGTAAATTTGAAAAGGATTACTGGGTTCCTATTTTTGAAATTGAAGAAGTTAAGAATTGTGAAAGGATTCAGGTACGATGGTAATTATGGAAGATAAGACTATTGGGATTATTTATGCGTTAAAGCAAGGTAAGTATGCGTCCGATATGAATATTCGTAAGTTTATGAGCGAGTGGAGCAAACACAATTGGGATTATGAGGATAGGGATTCTATTGAGAATATATTACGACATACTATTATGGATTATCTAGTATGTTGCGGCAATAAAAATGAAATTAATCGCTATTTTAACAATAATTCTTTATGGGTTAAAAATGAGTATTATAGGATGATTTCATTTCTATGGAATGTTCAAGTTAAAGATGACAAAAGCTATGTGAATGGTATGCGGGATAACCCCTATCCAAATTTTGAAGTATTTAAACAAGGAGATTAAAAATGACATTAGCAAAAGAATTGCGAAAACTTACAGATGAAGTAATTATGGGAAGAATTGAAGCCGCAAATCAAAAAATTTTAGATGAAATGTGGAATACGGCAGAAGCCGGAAATCATTATGTCATTTATCCTATTACTAAATTATCTAAAGAATTTATAGATTATTTAGATAAACAAGATTTAAAATTATATGGACGTTTTAACGATAATTGTGCTTGGCACCCTATTTATTCTACAGAAAATATCTTTTCTATGTATGATAAAATTATGATTAGGTGGTGATTTATTTGAGTAAAGTTTTAATTGTAATTGACGCACAAAACGATTTTATTACTGGAAGCCTTCGTAATCCAGAAGCAATTGAGAGTTTGGATACTTTACATGAAGTTATTACGTATATGGAACAGCACGGTGCTAATTTAATATACACAATGGATACCCATTTTGGTGATTATTTTGAGACACAGGAAGGTGAATGGCTTCCTGTAAGCCATTGCCGCATTAATACTAAAGGATGGGAACTTGCAGATTTAGCTAAGCCCGCATATATTAGTACAGTTACTATTATTGAGAAGGAAACATTTGGTTTTATTCCTTGGGAAAAATATATGCCAAAAAAGGCAATAGATGAAATTGTTATAGTAGGTTATTGCTCCGATATTTGTGTCATAAGCAACGCGTTAATTTTAAAGGCAATCTATCCAGAAATTCCCATTACATTTATTAGTGATGCATCTGCGGGAACTGCCCCCGAAACACATTTTGCGGCTTGTAATATTATGAATAATTGTCAAATTACTGTAAAAAGTTGGAAAGAATACTTGGAGAAGAAATAATGTGTAAATTTTGTGAAATAAGACCTGATACCATACCCTTCTATAACATTAATGTACTTCATTAGGAATTAATTACAGAAGATAAATATGGAACTCAATTGAACGCGGGAATTACTGCTGATGGCCGCTATTATATTTCCGCAGATAGTATGGATGGACAGGCATTGGTATATCCAAAATATTGTTTGGTATGCGGCCGACAGCTACAAGATAATTGTTGGAATTTTAAAGGAAAAATTATAGAGGGAAATTAAAATGCTAAATCCAATTAATATAATAGTTTATGACGCTGCCGATATTTATAATCTATATGCAGAAAAGTATGGCAAACAGGAAGCAGAAGAAGCTGTTTATCGGTATGCTCTACAGGAATGTCATCCTCTTCTTGAAAATAACGGGATTGTTTCATTATATCTGCCTGAGAAAGAAGAAATGACATATTACAGTGAATATAGGACATTTTTGGCTGAAATCATTGTTGAAAATAGCGATTTAAACTATGGTGATACAGCTTATATTATGTACTAAGGAGATAAATATGCCTGATTTTAAATGTAAAGTAAAATTATGGAATCGTGAAAAAGAAATTTATCGACATTTTTCTGATATAGAAGCCGCATATTATTGGCTAACTCTCGAAGGATATGAAATAATTGATGTAGAGGAAATTATCGTCGGAAAAATTTTAAAAAATATTAGTGCTAAACAAGCTCACGCTTTAACAGAAGAATGTAATTATAAAAAAGAAACGTCAGAAATAGATTGGGTTATGCGAGAAATTTATTTTGCGGCATTAAAAAATCATTATTTCTTTATGACTGCTAATAGATTATCAGATAAAACTTGTAAAATTCTTACTGATTTAGGATATAAAGTAGAAGATTGTAATTCTTATCATATTATAAGATGGATGGATATAAATTGACTTTTTTCTAAAATTTTGATATAATAAAAAAAAGGAGCATAAAATGGAATTTAATGCGACAACCTGTAATGTAATCGCTAAACATGTTTATAATGAAAAAATGGCTGAAAAATATAAAGACATTGTAAATATAATTAAAGAACAAGCAGAAGCAGGAAATTTTACTGCATTTATTAATAATATGTCAAGTGAATGCTGCGAATGGCTTTTACGATTAGAATTTAAAATTTCATTAATAAAACCTACTAAATTATCTGAAAAAATTGAATGGCACCGGATTAGTGAAACTTATTATGAAGAAGAATTACAAAAATATGGACATAATGGTATTAAAATTAAATGGGAATGACAAGGAGAATAATAATGAAATACTACGAATGTGATATGTGCGGCCGCATTGCTACTTCTGCTCGCTTTAAAGAAGAAAATTGGGAAACCGTATATTTTGACGCGGATGGAGTAGAAATTATTTGGGAATATGATGAAAAACTAAAGTATTTTTATAGTAATACTCCTGTAATAAACACATATCATCTTTGTCCTTCATGTAATAAAGTATATCATGATTTTTATTATCCTTTTATGCCAAGGAGAAATTAATGGATACACGACAATTTGAGGCTGATTTAGCTAATAAACATAAATATAAAAAATTAGATGCAGAATATTCAGCTGAAGTACGGGCATACTATGCTGAAAATATACCGTCGTTTCTTTCTACTAGTCAGCCGCTCTATACTTCTGTGGACACTCTTATCTGTTCGTCCTTCAACCGCATTGTAATTGGAGATTATGGGGCGTTTGTTGAATTTTCACCATGGCAAGCAAATAGAGACGCATTTTGTATTGCTCCGGGTCAAGAATATAGATTAGAAGAACGATATAAAAATTGTAAGTATATTTGGCTTACAATTCCAGATTCAAGTAATGTAAAAATTTATTATCAAAAACATACAGTAACATATGCGGATTATATCCCCGGTATGTACTATGTTAGTGTTCATGAGGTATTTAAATGATAGAAGTTTGTACTACTATGCGATTTTATTACTGGGAGATAACAGAAGAAGCCGTAGATTTATATATTATGTAGCTTCGTGAAAAATTACCATTTACTTCTGGCGGCTTTCTTTTTTATGAAATTGTAAGTATAGCAAAATTTGTGGAATATACTGAAATAACTATTAAAGGAAGAGCACCTGCAGAATTTATTAATAAGATAGGATAAAATTAAATGATAAAATGTAAAGAATGTAAGTATTGGCAGATGGAAGAAGAATTTCCTGGAATATCAGAGTTTATGGAATGCGTTCGCGTTGATAAAAGTGACCCTGACTGGTATAAGAAATGGCATTTTCGTGGGCCAGAAGATTCCTGTGAATATGGAGAAAGGAAGTAAAATATAATGACTAATTCAGAAAATGTAATTAAAAATTTACCTCTAGCTATTCGATTTGCGGAACATGAAGGCTATAATAGTCTTGCTAATATAATGCGGTCCGCGTTAGAATTATTAAAAGAACAAAAGCCGTAGAAGAAGGGATATTGGATAAATCCAACTTCTCTTGATTGCTGTTGTTCTGAATGCGGCGGCCAGCCTGAACATGAATCTGGAAGTTCTATACCGTTGTATGATTATTGTCCTTATTGCGGTGCGGAAATGGAAGTGAAGTGGGATGGATGAACTGGAAAAAGCGATTAAAGGACTGGAAATATGTACAAATGGAGGAGTAGATAGCGGGTTAAAATGTACAGATTGTCCTTATTATGAGGATTGTAAATCTAATCCAATGAAACAAATACTGAAAGACGCCCTCTCCTTATTGGAAACACAGAGGCCCAGGGTGATGACCCTGGACGAATTATTAGCATTGCCAATTGATACTCCTGTTTTCATTGAAGAAAGCAATGGTGAATGTGGGTGGAATGTTTTTTACGGTATTGATGAAGAAAAAGATGTTTGCTTCTGTGGGTTTAGAGCATCAGCAGACTATTATCGTTTAGAAGAATACGGTGATTCATGGCGTTGCTGGACTTTCCGACCCACGGACGAACAGAGGGAGAACACCCCATGAACCTATTGCTTTTGATGTGTGTCTGGTGGGTAATTTTTATGATATATTCAATTATTAAATATGGGCGGTGAAGTGGAATGATGACCGATACAGAAATTATTGAAACAATTAAAACACTTAAAGCTAACTACCCTGATAGATGCTATACTATGTTGCGAGACGCATTAGACATAGCTATAAAAGCATTAGAACAATATAAACCAGAATATGTGAATAATATTAATTGGAATTATCCTAATATCTTTGGAGATTGTCCAAATTGTGGAACAAGCGTATATCGACGTTATCATCCTAATTATTGTGGGGTATGTAGTCAGGCGGTGAAGTGGGAATGATTTTTGTTAATGGGCATAAAGTTTCATAGGTGATTTGTCTATCATGTTTTCGCAGGTGGATAGCGGCGAGACCGATTGACACTCGGTTAGACGAACTTGAATGCCCAGATTGTCATCAATATGGAATTGCCATTGAAACAGGTGAAACATCCGTAGCAGAAGAGTTATTAAAACAAATGAAAGAACAGGAAAGTTGGTGAAGTAGAGATGAATAAGCCAAACTGGCCACCAAAAGACGAAGTAGAACATTTCCGATGGACAAATAATCATTCAAACTACCATTCTTTTGGATACGGTTTTTGCGAAGCACAAGATAGTTGTGACCTGTGCGACTATAGAATACGTGTGCTATGTAAAATGAGAACTTGGATTATCGAAATCCGAGATAGAATCATACGAAAACATTATGGAGTAAAAGGATGGTGAAATGGGAATGAAAACCAAAGAACAAGTACAAAAAGAAGGGCTCGTCGCCAAATGCGGTGGCACTGTATATACAATTGAAGAGTTTTTTGAGTATGTAAAAGCAGGTAGTTTTATTCCTTATGATGGAATAGGTCATTTCCATGATGGAGAACAGGAAACAAAGCGTTCTGTATGGGCTACAGATTTATCTTTACTAGAATTAAAAAAATATCCTTATGTATGTTGGTATAATAAATAAAGGAGAATAAGTAGTAACATGGGGATAATTATTATTACGACTATGACTGAATTGCCAGAAGGATGTTACGAATGTCCTCTTTGTCACGAATCAGACTGTAAAGCATTGAAAATTAATGGTAATGGATACCAAATGGCTCAAGAAATCAGACCATATAATTGTCCATTAAAAGAAATTCAGGAGATTGAAAATGAAACTATATAAATGTGATAGTTGCGGCCGCATTATGGAAGAAAAATATGGTGTCGATTTATTTAATGAAGGCGGCTGGACTATGGATTTTTTTGATAAAGATGGTAATCCTCCAAAGTATGTAGGTGATATAGTAAGAGTAGAACACCATTGTCCTTTTTGTTCTTTCCCTTTATATTGAGGAGAAATAAAATGAAAAATTTTAATATCAATATTATAAAACAAATTGCTAATACGGCTCTTCCTAAGAAATCTGCCCGCCGTTTGCGTAAGGCAAAAAAAGAATATAAAAATATCAAAAAAATTATTTATTCCGCTGCAAAACATGGTAATTTTAGTACATATATAAATTTTTTTTCTACGGAACCAGAAGTTAATGAATGGTTAGAACAAGATGGCTTTCAAATAGAATATCTTGAACCTTTTTCAAGTAGAATTTCCTGGGATTAATATTATTTGGCTTATTTAAAATTTTATAGTATAATATATATTAAAGGAGAAATAAAATGAAAAAATATATATGGATTATTCTTTCAATTGTAAGCATTATTATTATATTAGCGGCTTGTTTTACTAATATTAAACCAAAAAGAATTGATGTAATTAAAAATAGGTCTGCTTTAGATAATTTTACAATTTCATTACGAGAAAATTATTCTTTCTCTGAAGACCTTTATTCTATTGAAGAAACTGAAGATGGCTATAACATTATTATCCATTGTATAAAGGAGAAATAAATGGAAAAGAAATGGTATGTAATTCAGCAGTCTGCTGAAGATGATTCCTATTATGTTATTGAACTTAATAATGCATTTGCTATTAATTTTCGTTACATATTAAATCATATGGAAGCCGCATCTCTTGGAAGTTGGAGTGGTTCTACTTATATGTACCCCGATGGCTTTAATACACGAGAAGCCGCGATAGACTTTATTACGGAGCAACGTTGTGGAAATTATAAAATCTGAAATTGAATTTAACATTTATACTCCTACAGGACTAGAACATGTAAATGTAGGCGATTTGGTTTATATGGATTACAATGGAGTAATTCATTTATATAACGAAGACCCTAATACTTGACTTTTTCAAAACTCTATGCTATAATAAAGAAAAAAGGAAAGGAAGTAAATGAAATGAACTTTAAAGAAACCGTAGAAGAATTTGACCGCATGTGCGAATTTTATGATGATGAAACCGAGAATCCTTTCTATGAAGAAACTAATTCAGATGATTGGGAAGATTGGTGGATGTGGGGTATTTATCATGCTGAAAGCTTTAACGAAATTGTTGAAAAATTTTCACGCGAGCATCCAAAGCCTGTTTATCCTACCATTGGAGAACTTATAAATCACATTATCGCTGATGATAATTATGGTTATCATTATACTACCGATGATTGGAATAAGATTAAAGACTTTCGTATTCCTGAAGATAAAGCAAAAGAACTTGGCCTTGTCCCTATTAATGAATGCGGCTTAACTAAATATTGTGATGAAGGAGAAAGTGAATGGCGATGAGTCAGAGTGTAGAATATATTGCCCATATCCTTAAACGTCGTGATGGTGTAAGTATGCGTGAAGCCCAAATCATGATTAATGACTGTCTTATTGAACTTGAATCCGCGATTCAAAATCATGCTTCTTATGATGAATGTGCGGATATTGTTGCGATTTATTTAAATTTGGAACCCGATTTCCTAGAAATTTTACTTAATGAACTTTCCTAAAAAAGAAGAAATTATGGAAGTTTTTTCTCTTCCACAACACTATCTTAATGGAGGGATTATATGGATTAGAATATTTTAAGAGAGCAAATAAATATCTATGTAAAAAATACTGGTATTAAAAAAAGCTTTATTGCTAAATCCATTGGAGAATCCCCAAATAATTTTTCTAGATGGCTAATAGGAGCAAGAAATTATAGCCAAGAACGAGAAAATCAAATTATTGAATTTCTACAAGATAGGGGCGTGGATTTAAATGGAAAATTAGAATCAAGTATAGATAGATAAAGTAGGTCGAAAATATATAAATATAGATTTATTGCCATTTCAAAAAATTTATCCTACTTTAAAATTTAATCATTTAACCCCAATATCTCCTGTGAAAATTATTGATGAAAATATAAAAAATAAAGAACATGGGGATGTTTGGTGGGTATTTCAATGTGATTGTGGCAATAAAATATGTCATCACATAGCTAGTGTAAGAAATGGCAAGATTACAGATTGTGGTTGTATTAAAGAAAAGAATGACAAATATATAGGTTAGACTTATAATTATCTAACTATTATAGAAAAAGATTTAAATTATAAAAAAGAACATAATATTAAAGGAAATGGAAGTTATTATAAATGTTTATGTAAATGCGGCAATTATAAAACCGTGAGACTAAACACAATAACTTCTGGTGGAGTAAAATCCTGTGGATGCTTGAAAAAAGAACAAGAAAAAATCAATTTAGTTCATGGAATAACCTTAATTGATTTAACTAATAAAAAATTTGGTAATTTAACTGTTTTAAGAAGAGACTTATCAATACATGATAGAGATTCTCGTTGGATATGTAAATGTGATTGCGGAAATATAAAATCTATTCGTAGTAGCACTTTAAGAAATGGAGGCACTACTTCATGCGGATGTAAAAAACGTTCTGGCGGAGAGTGTACTATTGCTGAAATTTTAGAAAAAAATAATATAGAATATTTATATGATTCAGATTATTTTAAAGACTTGATATTACCAAGTGGAGGATTAGGACGATATGATTTTATATTATTAGATGAAAATAGAAAGCCTTATCGTTTAATTGAATTTGATGGGGCCTAGCATTTTTATCCGATTGATTATTTCGGTGGAGAAGATAAATTTAAACAACAACAAAATAATGACTAGATAAAAAATAAGTATGCTAAATAGCATAATTTACCTTTAGTTCGCATCCCATATAACATTACTCCTACTTATGAAAATATTATGGGAAATAAATATATTATTAATGAACTTTGCTAACAATTCCAATTATCTATATAAACGCACTGACCTATTTTCGCAGTGACATATATTTATATAGATAGGAATTGATATAATAACGCATACGCTTTGCGGAATGCGTGGCGGCTTACTTCAAGCCGCAATTTTAAAAATAAGGAGGATTGTATATGAATAAAACAGTTTTCATAGTAGATACATACAATCCTTTTTCTCCATAGAATATCAATGTTTGCTCTATCTTCTGGCTTAACGGGAAGTAGTGGTGTATTAGAGAAGTTGAATGTGAATGGGGTAAGCCTAAAATTGGCATTAACTTTGAAGATAACGCACCCGAACCAGAAGACTTTTTCTTATACAATACTTATGCGGACGCCGCGAAGTTTGTATAGCAATTACAAAAAATAAATAGGTGATAAAATGGCATTAAATGTTTTTAAAGATTACCGTGGCTATAGCCGTCGTTGGATGATTACGCATCCCTGGCTTTACTTTAAATATGGTTACTACAATTTGAAGGCAGCGTGGCAACGAGCGACCAAGGGTTACGCAGACCGAGACGTTTGGGATATAGATACGTGGTTTCTACAAGTGTTTCCCGCAATGTTAAAGCAACTTTCTCAAAATACTAACGGCCATCCATGTTCTTTTAAAAGCTATGAAGAATGGACTGAATTTCTTTATCAGCTTGCTATGGATTTTGAGAAATGTCAAGACGATGAAGGCAATGATGAAAATGAATACTATGAAGATTATATGAAATCTTTAGACGATATAAAATGGAAACGTGATGAAAACGGATGCTTAACTTGGGACACTCATGAACATCATGACGAAATTTCAAAATTATATTTTGACCGCATGAAAGAGACTAGTGAAGAGCGGCAAAAACTACTTGAAGATTGCTTTGCTAGAACTGGAAAAAATCTGTACGCAATGTGGGATTAAGAAAATGAGAATACTATCATAGACTTTCCCTGGTTCAATCCATCTATGCCGTGAATGCGGCTGCCTTTTTAGCTTTCAGCCGCAAGATATATACGAAAAAAAGTATCTCTACTGTCCCATTTGTAGAACTAAACAAGAATGTAAAATGAATTTGGAGTATGAGCAATGATTAGTAAGTTAATAAAGAAAGGAGAATCATACTGTTGTAGTAATTGTATGATGCGGTAGCCCATAATAAAAAATAATTGCTGGTTTTGCGGCGACTTGTTTTCAAATTTTGAAAGTGTGATTTTTGAATTATATGGGATTGTTGAAACAGATAATTGTAAAAATAAAGGATTGGTTGAGTAAAATATTTTTACTTTTATTTGCTTTACTTTTTATTTTAGTAATGAATAAAATTATGGTAAAGAAAGGAAAAAGAAATGGAAAAAATTTGTTATAAGTGCGAAAACTATCCTATTTGTAAATATTGTATTGGTAAAAAAGAAAACTATTGTAAATATTATGATGAGCCTATACCACGAGTTTGGCTAAATGAAGAAGCATTAAAATCAGCAGAAAACTATGAATATGCTTTAAAAGTCATTGAAGAAGAGCTTGGTTTTGACGCCGCAGATTATACTATGAATCTATGTGAAAAATTATCAGATGTAGAAACTTGTTGGCAATTTATGGATATTGTTTCTAATGCGGTCGAAGCAGGAGTGAGTAGTGAATTATGACAGCTAGCTTATTAAAAAGAACAGATGGCACCTATTATTGTAGTAATTGTACTATGCGTCAGCCTTATCTGCGGCCGACCTGTTGGTATTGCGAATGCGAATTTTTAAATTTTATTACAGAAAAATATGGAGATAAAAATAATGGATTTAAAAGATGTATATGAAGAGTATTTAGAATATCTTAAAAATATGAGCGATGAAGAATTGAAAGAATTATTTGAGAAAGCAATGAAAAATTCATCAGTTACCACATTAGAGGAAGTAGTCTATTGCCGCGACTGTATTCATCGTCCAGTATATGATGAAGAAGAATATGATTTAATTGTTCCTCCTTATAACAATGAGCACCAAGATTGTGCTTGTCCTTATATTTGTCAGGAAGATTTTTATTGTAATAGAATGCCAGACGATGATTTCTATTGTAAATATGGAGAAAGGAAAAATGAATTTTGAATGTTTTAAATGTCAAAAAATAATGTCAGTAAAAGATACTAACACATTTACCTTTTGTCCTGAATGTGCGAAAGATATTAAGTCATATCTAATGGGATTTTCTAAACTTGTGCCTACTTATAAGATAGAAGAATACGAAAAAGCATTGAAATTTTATAATCAATTTAAGAAATTTGCGGCGGAAACTCATTTCTATAATAGAGATGAAGAGCCAATAAGTGTTGAAGATTATGACCATAGCTTAATGTATAGGAGTGAAGATTTTGAATATTAAAAAGTGGCTTATCCATCTGTGCGGCGGCCTCACAAAAGAAGAAGCAGATGAAAGATATTATGAAAAAATTAAGGCAGGGCCGCACTATTACTTACAGAAAACAGAAATGCCAATTGTAACTTTTAAGAAAACAATGAAATATGATAGAGAATTTTCACCTGTCGTACGAGTTAAAGAACAAATCGCTCGTGAAATTGGAGAAATGATGTTAAGTGAGCATTTAATTGAATGGCAATCTGAATGTAATGATAGCTTTATTGGAATGGTTTGCGGTACAGTGCGAGTGGCTAAACCGCCACAATACGACACTCAATTACTTGACAATTGAGTGAATTTTTGTTATAATTATTTGTATAAGGGATATTTATAATCTTTTATAACCAAAATGAAATAAAAATTTTATTTTCTGTAATAATTTATACCATTTTGGTCTTGTTGAAAATACTTATCTATTGGGGTGATAGAAATGAATTTAAATTCTTTTACAATTAAATTTGATAAAGATGATTTACCTTGGCTAGAATACGCATATGTAACAGACGCCGCGAAAAAATTAAATGGGGCCGCATTTAAATTATATATTTATTTTTGTGCCGAAATAACTTCTGGACTTGAAGAAATAACTTTTTCACCTTCAAAATATGTTCAGGTATGTGGCGGCGGAATTACTTCTGCCCGCCGAGCATTTCAAGAATTAATTGAAACAAAATATTTAACTCAAATAGATGATACTCTTTTTATTTTTTCTCGTGAAACCAAAATGGTATAACTTTTACAAAATTTCTGTTAGGGTCTAGGTAAAAGTTGTAGGGGTCTAGGTAAATTCTGTGGAATCGCCAAAACTTTCGTTGATACCAGCGACTTTTACCTAGAGAATATAACATATATAACATTATATAATATTGTAATTAACATATTTTTTAACATAATTTTTCGGCTTCGCCGAAATCAGTATTTTGGAGGTAACATGAACAATCTTTATCCTATTTTTATGAATACATTGGCATATAAATTAGAGCGTATGGGATTTAAAGTAATAAAAATTGCTCCAAATAAAAAGAAACCTCAATTTAATGTATATTTCTTTGAGGATACAATTGAATTACACGACGCAATTCATAAATTACTTGATAAGTAATATTTAGTTCCGAGGTGGCCTTTATGGTAGAAAATCAAAAAAATCTATTTATTAATAGAAAATTAAAAAAGAAAAATGAAAAATATGTTAATCTTATAACAGAAAGCACTTATGATATTTTCGCAGAACTTGGTACTTATGGAGCGGTTTTAGTATATTTTTATATCTGTTCTCTTATTCCGCATACATATGATGGAAAAGTTTTTACAGATGAAAAAACTAATCAGCCTATTGTAACCAAACCATTTGAACTTTCGCCTCAAGCAATACGAAATGCCTATGGAAAACATAGTATAGATATGTATCGTGATGGTATTAATAGATTAATTGAATTAGGATTTATTAAGCAAGTAAAAGGAAATTTTTATCAATTTGATGATATTCCTTTAAAATATAGAGTTAAAACTATGGAAGAAAAAGAAGAAATGGATAAACTCGATGCCGAAACCGCATTTAAATTAATGCATCAAGAACAATTAAAAGAAGCAAAAGTGGAAGAATTAGAACAATCTAAACCACGCGAAAAATATTCTTGGGAGGATTAAATGATAGTAAATTATTCACATTACCACGTAATACACGATAATTCTCAACCTTCAATTTTTCTTGCTGGGCCAACTCCACGTTCAAAAGATATAATTTCTTGGCGTAAAGAAGCCATCAATATTTTAGAACAATTAAACTTTAACGGCATAGTCTATGTTCCAGAATGCGAATTTACACGTCCTGGCTTTGACTACACTACACAAGTAGAATGGGAATGGGAAGCAATGGAAGCTGCGGATATAATTGTATTCTGGATTCCACGTTCAGAAGAACTACCTGGTTTTACTACAAATGTAGAATTTGGATACTGGCTAGCAAAAAATAAATATAAAGTATATTATGGTCGTCCCGCAGATTCTATTAAAAATAAATATTTAGATAAACTCTATGCTCATGTATCTGATGATGGGGCGGATAAAAAGCCCTTTGAAACATTAGATAAACTTTTATATCATATAGTTGATATTTTAAATATGTTTGAGCATACAATAAAGTTATTGAATACCATATAGGAGGATTAAAATGTGTAAATATTGTAATCCAGACCTCGATATTCATGAGAGATTTGAATTTAAAATAACAAATAAAGAAGGACTTATTGATATTGTTAATGCCGCAATCAATATTGAATAGGATGGCGGTTCTTACCTAACGCAACGATGGTTTGATGAACGAGATGAACGTGCTTGGGGTTGCGGCGTCATTCTACCATTCAAGTACTGCCCCTTCTGCGGCGACTCCTTACAAAAATAATTGACTTTTTTTAAAATTTATAGTATAATATATGTATAGAAAGGAGAGATAGTATGCGGTTTTATACGAAGAAACAACTTGATAGTTTTCTAGAAAAAGAGCGGTCTGAACTAAAAATGAAAAAGTGTGAATATGAACTCAAATGTTCTGATATTCGCATTAAAGAAATCTATCTTGAATACTTTGAGCGTATGCTTGGAGTAAAACTAGATGGTTCTGTTACTATTGAAGAAGTTGATAAAATGTTTCAAGAAAAGACCGAGTTTGACAATTATTTTAGAAAATCATTTGCTAAATGGTTTAATGATGGCGGTCAGTTTATGATTAATTTTCTTCATGAAAGAAGTTTGCTTTGTGCTAGTGATGATATGGTAGAAAAAATGAAAAAAAGTTTTGAAGAAGGAGCACTTTCTTGGGTGCGGGAGATAGAAAATGGAAAAACTATTTGAAATGAATGTAACCACTTGGTTTGATGATTATGATAATTGCCCTGTATCTCAAATAGTAGAATGGGATGATGGTACGCGAAGTGGTTCGTATCATGTTACTAATCTTTGGGATTGCCCAGAAGATGCTTGTATCGGCCGCGACCTATTTTCTGCCGATGACTTTATTGCCGCCGTAAAATTCGGTATGCTTTTGGCATAGGATGGATATACTGGTATTCACGCGATTTATGAAGAAAAAGTAATAGGAAAGGATGAGGATGAATAAATGACTATATTGTATGAAGGTTTTGATGGTAAGCCTGCCGTGCCAATATTTGGATGGATTGTAATAGGGCTTGGTATATTAGCAATCGCAACAGTTATATATTTTTTAATAAAGAATGATACACAAGGTATTGGAGCATTACTTGGATTCGCAATTGTATGTATTATAGCTGGTCTTATTTTTAATGGTGATGCTAGGATTCCAATTATTAAGGCAACAATAAATGAAGAAGTATCTTGGCAAGAAATAAATGATAAATATGAATTAGCAAAACAAGAAGGTCAAATTTATACATTTAAAGTAAAGAACACTACAATAGAAGAATGGGAAAATCATTTAAAAGAAAAGGAGAGTAAGTAATATGTTATTTTGGCTATTTCTTATTTTAATCGCAATCTGTATTGTATGCTTTATTATTCTTGAACATGTATCTTTTAAACATGACTGTACAGAATTATTTACCGCTTGTGTCGCCGCAATTCCCGGAACAATTGGTTCCATTGGATTAATTGTTTCTATAATTATTTTAGCTGGAAATTATATTGGACTTGAAGGCGATATTGCGGAATATAAAGAACATTATAATACTATTATGTTTGAAGCAGAAAACAAACTATATGATGATGATGTAACTACAGTTTCTCGACGTGAATTAGTAAAAGAAATTCAAAAGTGGAATTGTGATTTGGCCGAGAAAAGAGCAAACCAGCATAATTTTTGGATTGGTATTTACATTCCTGACATTTATGATGATTTTGAATTTATTCCTCTTGACGGACTTCTGAAAGAAGGTGAGGTTCTATGACTCGCTCTATGACTATTGACGAAGAAATGCGGCGACAATATGAAGTTCTAGACCAGTATGATTTTGAACCTTATCTTCAACTCTATGATGATGTAAGTGATTTAATGTATAATTTTGAATACCAATGTAATATTGATAATTTGCCGCCTGATTTTGAAGAGTGTGTCTTTAATTATTGCTCTATGGAAGATTTTGTTGATTATTTAAGAAAGCGGTATCCGGAATATAATATTTATGAAGTAACTGCATATAAAATTCAGCCTTCTAAAAGAAAGGAAAATTAATATGATAGACGCAATTGAAGCCTATAACATGATGCCTTCTGTCATAAGTGATGAAAATATAAAACAAGAATTTTTACAAACAATTGAAAATAAAATTATTGAAGCCGCGAAACAAAATAAAAGCTCTATTACAATACAGGCAGCTCCAGATATATTTAATTTAATAAAAAAAGAGCTAGAAAAACATAATTATCATTGGGCAAATTTAAGTCATTTTGAAACTGTACGTGAATTTCTTAATTTTAAAGAATTTCATGGAGACCCTAATATGTTATATCCTCCTAGATATAATCCAATAAATCATAAATATGAATTTTCTTATTGTATAGATTGGAACTTTGATATTTGACATTCTATAAAAACTATGCTATAATATAATAGATATGCGAAAAACATATCATAATAAAATAAAAAGGAGACTTTAAAAATGAAAAAGTTTATTACTCTATTTTGTGTATTTTGTTTATTTCTAACAAATGTAAGTTTTGCGGCCGCAGAATCTTATGCGGGCCCAGCCGCATTTGTAGTGTCAAGAGATAATCACCTTATTGGCGTGCGTAATACGTCTGAAGTAGTACAACATTTTCCAATGTACTCTTCTCATCTAAATACTATTACCGGTGTAAAGGAAAATGGTGTAGTACGTGAAAAAGGACTGGCAGAATTTGTTACAATTAACGACATTAAGCTAGGTCTAACTACTCTAAATGTAACAATTAACATTGACAGCCGTTATCATGAATTAGTAAAGAGTCTTGTAGCTCTTCATACTAGCGGAGACGAAATGAGTACCGATACTATTATTGCTTCTACCTATTATGTAAATAAGGGTTATATTGGACATATGTTCTACAGCGAACCTCATAATGTCCTTGTAGTAGGAACAGTATATTTTAAAAATCAGCGGCTGCCAGTAATGCTTTGTGTTGGTGATTTCTATCATAACGGAACTAGAGAACTAGGCTTTATGGCTAGAAATCCTTTCCTTCCTTCTCCTAGTGAAGTAACCACTTCTGAACAGGCATATAAAGTAGATACTTCTGAAAAAATTTATACAAAGTAACTGCGGCAAACCGCAGTTCTTTTTCTATAGGAGAGGCATATGATAGAAGATATTAAAGAAGTATTAGACAAATTAGATATTTGCCGCAAAGGACAATGTTGGAATTGCCCTTATAGTTTAAGAGATAAACAATGTACTGATACTTTAATTGATGATTGCTATGATATACTAAAAGAATTATATGAAATTTATAAAGGAGTCACACAATGATTATTAATTGTAAAAAGAAACCTGTAGTAATTCAAGCGGTTCAATGGAATGGATATAACGTAGATGAAATTACTTCTTTTACAGAGAATAACGCAAGATTTATTACTACGGATACAGGCGATACTCCTGTATTATTTATAAAAACTCTTGAGGGAGATATGCGGGCACAAATTGGTGATTACATTTTACGTGGTATTCGCGGCGAATTTTATCCTTGCGACCGCAGTATTTTTGAAGAGGTTTATGAGGTAGTGAAATGAATATATTAGATAATTATTAGGATATTCTTACACGGCTTGCCGCCCGCGTAGAAAAAGAATGCGGCTTAAAAAACGGAGCGTGGATAATTACGCTCATTCTTTTGTTTATAGACAACGAAAGTTGGTCGGTAGATAAATCATATCTAGCAAAATTATATCAAGCAATTGATATAGTTGAAAAAGATGAAGAACTTAAAAAATTATTTCAGGAAGTGAAGGAAAATGTCCCCGACGCATTATCTAACGGCGTATCAAGCGAATCAGGAAACACAGAAAACTAGATACAAAATGATGGAAAATCAAAAGAATAAAGTATTTTCAGATATCGAAGAAGCGGTAAAAGAAGGCTTTTTCTCAATTAAATACTATACAGATTTATTCCCAGAAACGAAGCAAACTTTAATAGATTACGGCTACGGTGTAGTATGCCCCGATGATGGCGGGAAATGTTGGGAAATTTCTTGGGATTCTAGTACCACGCCGCAGTTAGGTAGGAGATAATTGACTTTTTTTAAAATTTATAGTATAATAATTATAGAAAAAAGAAAGGAAGTAGTTTAATGAACGATTCCCATTTGTTTCGGCTCGCCCGCGAATGTAGTTTTAAATCTGACTATACTGGCGGAGGGCGAGCAAGAATTGGTTGTGTTGTAACCTATCGTGGAACTGTTCTAGCAAAAGGATGGAATACGGATAAAACGCATACAGAACAGAAAAAGTTCAACGTATGGCGTTATAAGGATTGCGGCAATAAGTATTTGCCTGCGAAATGTCACAGTGAGGTCATGAGTCTAAGTAAGATTAAATATCTTGATATTGATTTTTCCCGCGTTCATATCTATATTTATAGAGAATTGCGGGATGGTACTCTTGCGATGGCCAGACCCTGTTCGGCGTGTATGGCGGCAATTAAACAAATGGGAATTAAGAATATTCATTATACTACTGATGAAGGTTATGCTCATGAGGTATTAAAATGAGTAGAATGGACTATTATTCAAATGAATTAGAAGATGATTTCATTGAAATAGACGATACTATTTCAAGTGAAGAATATCATTTTAGTGAAGTTAAAGAAAAAAAGAAAGAAGATAAAACTCCTTATTATGATGATTGGTGTAAATATGCCGTTATATCAGGCCAGCCCGCGGTTCTTTATGCTGACCCATGGCAACCTATTAATCAAAGTATTGACGCTCAACAATGTAATGCTTATGGACAAGATTTAAGAGCATTAGCAAATGCTTGCCAAACACAACAAATTATAACTAATCCTACTAATTTTATACAGCAGCAATTAAATACAAGTTGTAATAATGTAGAAAATGGTTTAAGAAATGTTTTTAATGCTATTTCTAAAATTATGGAGGATTAATAATGTATAGTGAATGGATATTTAAACCTAATGGCCTTGCCACATGTAAGAATTGTGGAGTATCTGTTTATCCACATAGTATAACAACTCCATATTGTGCTTATTGTGGTTGTAGGATGACAAATTGGCAAAATTTAGTTTGTGAATGTTTTGACCATGACTTATGCTATGGGACATGGGCAATAGATGAATGTACTTGCGGCGGCGATAGGCGAAAATGTGATTTCTATGAAGATGTAAGGTTAAAAGCGGAAGCTTCAAAAAAGGAGAGCGATAAATGCTTGAATGGATTATAATATGGGGCCTTATTGTTATTATTCCTTATATAATAATTGGATTAGATGTTTGGTATGATAGTTATTAGAACTTATGGTATATACCCTTTTTACCGCAAGTAGTCATATGGGAAAATAATAATGCTAATAAAGCATTAAATAAAATTAGAATAGTTATATTAGAGATACTTTTATCTATTCTTTTACTACCAATAACATTACTTTTAGTAATAATATTTATTCCAGTAACTTTTATTATTATTTTAGTTAATTTATTTTATCATATTATTAGGAGGAATAAATGACTTTAGAATTTAAATTAATTATTTTATTGGCAATGATTTTCTGCCATATTTGGGATGATTATAGGAATCAAGGAATTCTTGCTTCAATGAAGCAAAAGACTTGGTGGGAAACAAATGCTCCCGATGTATTATATAAAAATGACTATAAAATGGCATTGTTTGAACACGCATTTAGTTGGTCTTTTGTTATGAGTTTGCCGCTTACTATTATCGCAATTTATTATCAAATTGTTCCTTTATACTTTATCTTGCTAGTACTTTGTGCGGGAAACACTCTAGTTCATGCTTATGTAGATGATTTAAAAGCTAATAAACATAAAATTAATTTAATTGAAGACCAAACATATCACTTTATTCAAATTTTAGTAACTTGGATTTTTGGAACAATTATGCTTTGACAAAAAATAAAATTTATATTATAATATATATGTAAAAAGGAAAAAGAAAAGGAGAAAATTAAAATGAAGATTAATGTAAAGCCCACCTCTGAAAATGTCCGGTTTATTGTCCAGCCCGAGCGGCGAAAGGTTGTATGTATTATTTCGAATACTAAGAACTATCTTGGAGACTTTATTGACCTATGGGGTAATGATTGGAGCGTCCCGTGGAAGGTAGAAGAGATTCTGCGGATGCCCGACCGTTTCGTAGGTGTAGCAACCTGCGATGAAAATGACGAATGGAACGAAGAAATCGGTAAGTCTATTGCCTTTAGTCGTGCGAAGTATAAGCTACACAATAGCTTCTTTAAGCGAGCAAATACGTTTGTAAATGAATGCGGTCGAGCACTAAATAAACTAATTGATAGTCTAAATGACTATGGCGAACAGCTAAGTGCGAATGCGGAAAAGCGTGAAAAGTGGATTACTGAAAAGGTAGGTTCTAAGGTATTCCTTGGAGAAGAGTAAAAAAATAAAGAGGAGCGAAAGCTCCTCTTTTTTTTATTAAACTAATTCATCAATAATTTTTATTGCTTCATTAAGTTTGGCTTTAAGTTGTAATAGTTTATTAGTATCAATACCATCAGATGGCGTAGGCTTTGTTTCAGAATTAAAAATTTCTTCCAATTTTTTCAAAGTTGCCGAACCCGCAATACCATCAACTTTTAAATTATAATTTGCTTGGAATTTTCTCACAGCATTATCTGTTTGCGTACCAAAATTACCATCAGGAGTGCCGCAATTATAACCAAGTTCATTTAATTTTTTTTGTAATTCAACGACAGCACCACCAGTACTTCCTCTCTTTAACATAGTAAAATCCATCATATTCACCTTCTTGGCATTTTTAATTTCTTCATCTGTGTAAAGCCCAATTGGAATAGCGTAATGAGTCCAGGTTTTATTCGCAATTGTATCCGTGGTAACACCAGGACTTCCATTAGCATTAGTACAGTGCATAATTTGCCCATTTCCAATATGTAACCCCGCGTGCTTCATTTTATTTCCATCTTTCTTATATAAGGCACATACTAAATTTGGTAAATTATCAGTTGTTCCTCTTTCAGCCCAATGAGAAGTGGTGTTCCATTGAGTAGTTGCTCCAACTGTACTTATGGTTATGCCAACTTGATTAAAGCAATACCATACATAACCACGACAATCAAATTTATCTGGACCCAATGCTCCAAATACATAAGGTTTCCCAATAAGAGATTTAGCTATTGCTACAACTTGTTCTGCTTTTGTCATATTATAATCACCCTTTAAAACTGTTCCTGGATAGTAGAAAGTTAGTATTTCTTTATAATTTTTTCCTAGTTGTTTTGCCGCGTACATAGCCCCACGCTAACTCATTCCTACCCCGTGCCCATTTTTCTTATAGCCCGCGGCTGTATCCCACGGGTCATCCTACTAAATTAAATATGGATAACCATTTCCGCTCCAAGCCTATGCCGCCGAAATTGTTTGCCCACCGTTACTTGCTCCATAAATTGCTGAAGCAACCTTACCGTCATAGCATAGAACAATTCCGGCAGTCGCTTCTGCGGCTGCGACAGCATTTGGATACTTGTCTTTATTATATAATGATGCTCTATATGCTTGTGCGACGGCAGAAGAGTCGGAAATAGGCTTATCTTTAAAGACGCTTCTTGAAATTGCGAAAGAACGCGCGGCAATTGCTTGTGCTTTACAAGCTTCTAAGGCCGCATTTCCAATTTCGGAAGCGACTACTGCGGCAACATACTCTTCAAATTCTACCTAAACTATATCATTTACATTTTTATTAAAAAAATTTGCGTTTTCTTGTCTAGTTATTTGAACGGATATTTCCATACACATCCCTCCTTATTTATTAAGTATTATTTATTGCCCATAAATTATATTAATTCAAACAAGAATAAATTAATTGGAATAAAAAGAAGTATTTACTTGATAGAGTTAATACTCTTTTATAGAAGAGTAATTCTTTTTAGAGGGCGACTCTAATTGAATTAAAAGGATTAAAACAAGGAGGGAAAGGAATGGCTTATTCAAAACATGAATGGCGTACTTCTGAGCCAATTACAGCTTAGAAAATGAATGACATTGAAAATGGTATTGCTAATATTGATAATAGTCTAATAGCAGAATATTACAATAAAACTCAAATAGATGACAAAGTAAATACTATTAATGAAGAAGTTTCTAATGTCAGAATTACCGCGAATAGTGCGGCTACAAGTGGTTCAGAAGGACGAGAAGCTTGGAACTAGATTAAAGATGCAACAGTTAATAATACTCCTAAATATAATACATTAACAGAAAGATTAACTGCTATATCTGGGCAGGCTCAAAATGCTGCGACGGCGGCTTCTTCAACTCAAACGGAAGTTGTAAATGCTCGTTTTAATCGTGCGTCTTTAAGTACAAAAATTGCAGAAATGGATACTTAGATGACCACATTAGAGCAAAATATTGTTGGAACTAGAGATGAAGTATAGGCTGCGAGAGATGGAAAAACTACTTTATCAGCAAAAATTAACGAAATAGACGATAATATTTAGGCTTTACAAGAAGAAATTAAAGCGGGCGATAATGCTACTACTTTAGTACAAAAAATTACCGCTATTAAATCTGATATTGCTGATGATAAAACTGATATTAGTAATATTAAAGCTACTATTGGAGCACCGATTACCGGAACCCCAGAAAAAACAATTCGGCAAATAATTACAGATAATGCTACTGCGGCGTAGTCTTATACTAATACTCAATTAAATAATGCTAAAGTAGGAGAAATTATAGAAGCTCATAGAAATGATGAAGATACATTAGACGCACGTTTTGATGACGTTGAAGGTATTGTTGATACGCATGGCAATAGCTTAACTCAAATTGGATAGCAAATAGAGACAATGTCTTCTAATATTTCAGATATACAAAGTGAGATTTCTGAAGCTCATACTGAAACAAATACAACTTTAGCTATGCGTTTTAGTGATAATGAAGCCGTAATAAATGATTTACAAGAAGAAATTGTTGCGGCACACCGCCAAAATGTAGCAAATGATTCAATTGCGGCTCGTTTTTCTGCAATTGATAGTTCTATTACAGAATTACTTAATAAGTCTTCTACGATTATTATATCAGAAGAGGATTTTTAGACTTTACAAGATAATATTGCTAATGGAGTTGAAGAGGGCAATTCAAATATTGATTATATTGTAGGCCCTGACACTAATGGAAAATATTACTATTGGAAATGGATAAATGATTCCGCTGAAGAAAAATGGAAATTAATTAGTGGTGCAGGAAGTGGAAATTCTTCAGCATTAGTATTTGAATCTATGGCGGCTTTTGAAGCAGCAAATAAAGATGAAAATACAGATTACTATGTAAAAGATGTAAATGGATATTATGCTCATTATCGTTACACTAATAACAATGGAGTATATACTCGTTTTGAAATAAAATAGGATGCTTATACTACTTCTCAAGTATATAATAAAAATGAAGTATATACAAAATTAGAAACTAATAATGAAATTGATAATGCTATTGCCGCAATGGATAGCGACGAATATACTATGACTTATGGGAAGGCTCCTTATGGAGAAGACCAAACTGAAACAGATAATGTATTAACTCTTTATCGTCGCGAGAAAGGGGCGGTTGAGCCTTCAATTGCTAGTTAGGTAATTATTGCTGGTGGCGGAGGTGGAGGCCCAGTCACAGGGGCAACGATCACATTAAACCGTATCACTCAATCTCCTGTTATTATGACACCAACAGACAAAGCAATAATTTCTATTGAATATAGTTGTGTTGATGATGCAGTTGAAATTACAGGATATTATACTTGGAGTAAAGGCACTCAGATATTACTCACTGGTACATTAACACAGGGAATAAACACTTTTGATTTAACCTAGTTTTGTTCTATTGGTACTCAAAGATTAAAATTAAGTGTTACAAATGAAAATAATTCTTCAGCTCCACCAAAATATTGGGATATACAAATGGTAGATGTGCGTATTGAATCTAATTTTAATGATAAATATGTTTATAATGGCACCGATTATGTAAATTTTACTTATATTCCTTATGGTGCGGTGAATAAAACTGTTCATATTAAATTAGATGGTACTGAAATAGAAACAATAAATACTACGGTTTCTGGTACTTCATTATCTTATTCTTTACCTCCTCAAACTCATGGAGCGCACTTATTAGAAACTTATATAACTGCAACTATTAATAATAAAAATATAGAAACCAATCATATTTATAAAGATATTATTTGGGCTCATAGTGGGAATAGAACTCCAATTATTGGATGTATTTATCGCTATGATTATTATGGGCCAATTAGTATTAGACAATATAATAGTTTTTCGATACCTTATTATGTATATGACCCACGTTCTAGTAGTCCTACTATAATTCTTTATGAAAATGAAAAAGAAGTAAATTCTATAAAAGTTACTACTGCTCAAAATACATGGGCCTATAAATCAAATACAGTTACATAGACTGAAGAAGATGAAGGCACTCCTAATTCTTTAGTTATTGCTTGCGGATCAACAGAAGTAGAAATTAAAGCAAATATAACTGAACTTGGTTATGATATTCAGCCAATTACTACAAATTTAGCTTTTGACTTTAATCCTTCTGGTTATTCAAATGGTGATGTATTACATAGATTATGGAATTATACTTCTATTGGAAATAAAACTACTTCTTTGTCTGTATCTGATAACTTTGATTGGAATAATGGCGGTTATCAATTAGATGAAGAAGGAAATACATATTTTTGTGTTAAATCAGGAACTAGAGCTTACATTAATTATAAATTATTTGAAACAGATCCAAAAAATAGTGGAGCAGAATTTAAAATTATATTTAAAACAACAAATGTAGAAAATATTACTGCTTCTTTTTTACGTTGCTTAACAGATGACGTAAATAATAATGTTGGATTAGAAATGAGAGCACATGAGGCATATTTTAATACAAGTTCTAATACCCTTGAAATACCTTATAGTGAAGAAGACGTTATTGAATTTGAATATAATATTAATCCTATTAATATTGAAGACCAATCCGCAACTTCTTACATAATGACTTATGAAGATGGCGTTGGAGCGAGACCATTAATTTATGATAATGATACTAATTTAAATTAGTCTGCACCCGCATCAATTATTGAAATAGGTTCTGATAATTGTGACGTATGGATTTATCGTATGAAGGCATATACTTCAGCATTAAGTGATATAGATATTTTAAATAATTTCTATGCTGATGCTCGTAGTTCAGATGAAATGATTGCTCGTTATGAAAGAAATCAAATTTATGATGAGAATGGACAACTTACTCCTGAATCAGTCGCTGCTGCCTGTCCTGATTTAAAAGTTATTAAAATTGAAGCTCCTTATTTTACTAATGATAAAAAAGATTATGTAAGGGGAACAAATGTACAATGCATTCATGTTAATGGGCGTCCGCGTGATAATTGGTATTGGGAAAATGGTTATCATGTTGGACAAGGTACAAGTTCTAATAGATATGGTGCGGCAGGCCGTAATATTGATATAATTTTTGGATTTGATGGAGAGCATACAGTAGTAAGTAAAATTAAAGAAAGCAATGTTAAGGGCTATGTATCTCAAATTAGATTTGGAGACGGGACTGTTTTAACTGGAGCAGACGCAAAGATTAATTTAAGCGAAAATTCAATTGAAAATAGTTGGTTTAATATTAAGGTTAATATTGCTTCTTCAGAAAATGCTAATAATGCCTTATTATAGAAACGTTTTAATGATTATTTACCTTATAAGTCTCCTGCTAGACAAAGAGATTCAAGAGTAAAAAATTCTATGGAATTTTATAATTGTGTAATTTTTATAAAAGAATCAGATGGAACTCAGAATGAAGAAGGTATTTATACTTCACACCGCGAATTTCCAAGAGATACTAATTGGCATTTTTATGGAATTGGAAATATTGGAGATTCTAAAAAAACTGATAATACTCGTGTAAATAATCCAAACGATATTAAAGAATTTTGTGTAGAAGTTTCTGACAATAATTTACCAAATTCAATGTTTCAAACTGGTGTATATAAGTTAGATGATGGCTCATATACTTTTACTCCGCCAAACAATGATAGTGAACGTATGGCTCGCATGGTATATCCTATAACTGAAGCATAGTGGGAAGATGAAAGAAATCTTGCTAGAAAAGCATTAAGTTTAGAAGGATATGTTTCAGGGCAAAAATTAAATGAAGACACTGGAGAAATGGAAGATGTTATTACTAATTGGGACTCTTCATTTGAATTTAGATATGATATGGGAACTAAAGATGGAGAATCTTTCCCTGGTTTAGAGGAACAACAAGAATTATCTAAATTAAAATGGAATGAAATGTATAAATGGGTAATAACTTGTCCTGATAACAAATTTGCTGAAGAATTAGGAAATTGGTTTATTGTGGATTCTCCATTATATTGGTATTTATTTACAGAACGCTACATTATGATTGATAACCGTGCCAAAAACTCATTCTATCATTATGGAAAAATTTATATAACAGAGGAAGAGGCCGCAGAAATGGGCGATGATGCTCGTAATTATACAATTGACAATGCGGCTGCCG